TTAGAATTTGGCTTTAAGCACTTGAGCAGAGACTTTATTTTTCCAAAGATCACGTAAGGTTGGTAAATAGAATTTTTCACCTAGTTCTACCAGTTCAGCATCAATCAAGCCATGCACATCATGCATAAATAGGTAATCCAGATCCACACTAGAAAGCTTAAGATTTTTCTTCTGATATTCTCTGCGTTTTTGCTGTGCCTCTTTCACCAACTGATCTGCAAATGCCTTATCTTTATACTGGGTGATCGCATTTAAACGCAATTCAATAATGCCCCACCCTGTTAATAACATCTGAAACGTTTCAAAGTCCTGAGTGGTTGATTCCCAGGTCATTTCATCAAGATTTTCATTTTCCGGGAGAACAGGTAAAAGAAGTTCCATTACGCTTGGAAAAACCTTTTTAAAATTCAGAATAAATTTAACAGGATGCTCACCTGGATAATCCTTGAATTGAACCTTTTTTTGAACATCTGTTAAATAAATATCAAGCATTAAATTTTCCTTAAACAACCTGCCATTTTATGGATGTTTATTCATAAGTCATAGAAACTCATGCTGAATAAACGACAAAACAGCAGTAAAAACGAACTGCATTTTAGCAGCTATATACGCTTATTCAATGTTAATTCGGTATGAGAAGTCAGGAGGATAGGCTTTAGCACTAAAAAAACTTCAATAGTTATCTCTAAACATCCTTCTAATACGATTTCACCCGTAATTTTAAATTCTTTCTTTTATTTACTCATGAATCTATAAACTTAAGAACTCCTGATGAGGAGAATAAAAAAGCCCACTCACAGAGCAGGCTTAATAAAAAATTGTAATTTGAGTTAATCTATCTCACCAGTTTTTCCGGTTCCCATACATTCGATACACTGTTTGGCTTCCACAACGTTATAGCCGGTACCGCTACAGCTGCTACACTTCTTTTTTGTATAATCTGGATATAGATCCTCATCTGGATAGGGCTCTTCCAGATCAAAATCATCATCAAAGTCAGTCATCACCCTTACTTCATTTTTCTAGTTGTCAGGGAATTTCTATTAGTAATCCTTCGTTGTATATCTGTCAAAACCTGAAAGATAGATGGTTCATAGCATTTAATAAACAAGCTCAATTGAATAAAAATTTTCCAGCAAAAACATGTGCTTGTTATTTATTAAAATTTGTATTAATTATCCTTAGATATTATAAAGCCCTCATTAAGAGGGCTTTATTATTTAACCATAATTAGAAGACTTATTTTACGTTTGGAGCCACCATATTCTCAGGACGCACCACTTGATCAAACTGTTCTGCAGTCACCAATCCGAGTTCGACTGCGACCTGTTTTAAGGTTTTACCTTCTTTATAGGCGGTCTTGGCCACTTTAGCTGCATTCTCATAACCAATGACTGGATTTAATGCAGTGACCAGCATTAATGAATCATGCAGGAAGTGTTCAATCTTGTCACGATTAGGTTCGATTCCGACTGCACAGTTGTCGTTAAAGCTTTTACATGCATCGCCAAGCAGTTGGATTGACTGCAACAGGTTATAAGCAATCACTGGCATAAAGACATTCAGCTCAAAATTCCCTGATGCACCGGCCACATTAATCGTCGTGTCATTTCCTAGAACTTGGGCAACTACCATGGTCATGGCTTCACTTTGAGTTGGGTTCACCTTACCCGGCATGATACTTGAACCCGGTTCATTTTCAGGAATACGTAATTCACCAAAACCACAACGTGGTCCACTTGCCAACCAGCGAATATCATTGGCAATTTTATTCAGGCTAACCGCTAAAGTCTTTAAAGCACCTGAAGCAAAAACTGCTGCATCACGGCCGGCTAAAGCTTCGAACTTATTAGGAGCGGTGACAAAAGGAAAACCCGTTAATTCAGCTAGAGTATCGGCGGCTTTAACGGCGTAATCTGGATGGGCATTGAGGCCTGTACCGACGGCGGTTCCACCCAGTGGCAATTCATATAATCCTTGCAAAGCTTGATACAGACGAATCAAGGCATGATCCAGTTGAGAGACATATCCACTGAATTCCTGACCTAAAGTTAAAGGTGTGGCATCTTGAAGATGGGTACGACCAATTTTTACAATCTCGGCAAATTCCTGAGATTTGGCATGCAAGGTATCACGTAAACGTGTCACTGCCGGAATTAACAGTTCGTTGATCTGTAAGCTAGCTGCCACATGAATCGCGGTCGGAAAAGAATCATTGGTCGATTGAGCGCGGTTGACATGATCATTTGGATGCACAGGCTTTTGTGCACCTAAAGGATTGCCCAGTTTCTGGTTAGCAATATTGGCAATCACTTCATTACAGTTCATGTTACTTTGCGTGCCCGAACCGGTTTGCCATACAACTAAGGGGAACTGGCTATCCCATTGACCGCTAATCACTTCATTCGCAGCACCGATGATATAGGTCGATAACTCATGAGGAATCTGGTTTAACTCGGCATTGGTGATTGCAGCTGCTTTCTTGACCAAGCCCATGGCACGAATCATGGCGCGCGGCAGATGCTCATTGCCAATCTTGAAGTTCTGTAGACTACGCTGAGTTTGTGCGCCCCAAAGTGCTTCACTCGGTACAGCGACTTCTCCCATCGTGTCATGTTCAATACGTGTTTGCATGCTCAACCTCAATTGTTATTCCATGTTTTACTCATTTAGACAGCAGCTTCAATACTGTACTTCATTCATTCATCTTAATGAGTTTGATTAATTTTGCAAATGATAATTATTATCAATAATTAGCTTATAGGATTCTAAATCACTGCCCTCTTAACGTATTCTGATAGAACAGCCATTCATCCTCTAACATTTTCCTCAAGGTATAACGTGGTTGCCAATGTAATAACTGTTGGGCCTTATCCGTATTAGCACCCAGCTGATCCATTTCAGCATGCGGATATGGCAAGGCCTCTACTGTAGGAACAGCGGATTGAGTGACTTCTGCAACCTGATCCAGCAAAGTCTGCATTGAGATTAGCTCTCCAGCGATATTAAAGGCTTCGCAAGTCCATTGTTGCTGCTGCGATAGCCAATGTAGTGATTTGAATACCGCATCACAAACATCCATCACATGCAAAAAGCTGCGTTCTACCGTATAGTCTTCGGTCTTGGCCTGACGGCGCAATTCCAAATATTCACGCTGCTTCGCACCCACCTGCATAGCCAGAGGCACAATATTCTTTGGTAAAGGCGGCACCCATTCACCTAAAATGCCATTTTCAAAAGCGCCCGCGACATTGGAAAGACGTAACATCGCAATACGCCATTCATTGTCCGTCTTGGCAGTATCCCGGATGATTTCTTCCACCATCTGCTGGGATTTAATATAAGGGTTTGGATAAGTGTAATTAAAAGCCTGATCTTCTTTTAAATCCGTTCCGGAATGGCCATATACAGCCAATGAAGATAAATGCACCAGATTGCGTACTCCGGTACGTTGCATGGCACGCATCAGGCTCATGATACAGCTGACATTATCATTATAATATTCAAGTGGTTTTAAAACTGATTCTTCTAATGATTTAAAGCTTGCAGTATGAATGACAGCCTGCACGGAATTCTGTTCAAAAACTTTATTTAATGCTGGAGTGTTACGGATATCAATTTTGACAAAAGGCACATAGCGATCGGAAATAAATTCAAGGCGTTCTAGGGTCTGCAGACTGGCATTGGCCAGATTATCAACCACAATGACCTCTAGTCCTTGTGCCATCAGACTTAAAGCAATATGTGAGCCTAAAAAGCCTAAACCACCCGTCACTAAAATCATTGTTTATTAACTCCGCTTTAGAATCAGTATCTTAAATTGATATGGTGTTTATTTGGTGCTTTCTCCGACTTATCCACAGGATCAAAAACGCAAAAACCGACCCAAAATTTCTTCTGAGCCGGCTAATCTGCTCAATAAGTATATTTTATTTTACAGGTCGAACAAAAGTTGATTGTTATGTAATGTATGGAATTCATGACAATGAATTAAGCCTCATCTTGAGATCTTTTATTAAATTATAATCTTCAGTTATAAAACTGAAAGGTAGCAAGATGATGCAGGATTGGGTTGATATTGTGGATGGGTGGAAGGGTTGGTTATGGAAATAAAAGAGATTGCTCTTAATTTTAGAAATGCGCTAGATTCTCTTAAGATTGATGGGGTGCTGGATAATTTTTATGGATTTAGGAATTTTCCTACAGGTGCTTGCGGGGGTGTTTCTGATCTTTTTATTATTTATATTCGACAGGAATATAATATTAACTTGGAATATTGGATAGGATGCTTTAAAGATAATCGCTCACATGCTTGGGTGATGCTGAATAACACTTGTATTGATTTAACAGCAGATCAATTTAACTCTGTTTTTGGTGAATACGACAAAGTGATAGTTTGCGATCGTCAAGAATATCCCTTAAACAACCTGCTGATTAGGAGGGATAAAGGCAAAGGACCAACCTCGGCAAGCATTAGCCACTATTGGTTGCTTTACACTCAAATAAAAGACAAGATTAAAAGTTTTTAATCAAACCCCCTCTCAAAGAGCCTTTACACAAATCCCCACATTCACATTCGTTGTAATTGAATGAGCTGTGCAGCCTGATAGCAGGAGGCACAGTGTTAAAAAACTTAAGTAAAGCTACTTTTAATTAAATTACAGCCAGTTAGTTTAAAAAAATATGGAATATACAGTAAATTTATTTGAATATTAATATTTTATGAGTATATTGCATTTACGAAATTATCATCAGATTTGAATATATGGCAATGAATATAAAAAATTTTTTACTATTAGGGATATTGGGATTTTTAACTGGATGTCAGGTTGTAGAAACTGCAGATAATAAAAAATCTGTTTCTATGCTACCACTGTATATTCCTAAAGAAGCGCGTTATTTAAATACTCCATCGAATGCACCCACCTCTGAAAAGTTGACGGCATATACAAATCAACTCGTTAGCCAAGAGCAAAAATATGCAACGATAAAAACTATTCCTTATACATTTTTTCAGGGTTCTGGCTCCCTTAGTGCGTACCCATATACCGTTTATACTTTTGATGGAAAACGCGTAAGATTTGTTGAGAATTCAATCATCAGCCCTTCTACTACAATGACTCGATTTGATTACTCGCAAGCAAAATTAAAACTACCGGTTGGTCAACATGACATTGTTTTTGTTAGCGGAATAGGTAACCATAGTTATTTCACTGAAATTAAAAATATAACTTTGGAAGAAAATAAAGATTATGTGATTGGTGTTGATCGTATTCCAGGCAGCAAGCCAAGAGTATTTATTGCTGAATATGAAGTGGATTCAAGATTTAAATCAAACGATCCAGACTCTATTGTAATTAAAAAACGAATTGTTGAAGATGTTGAGCATGCAAATCTCAAAAGTGTCAAAGTATATTAAAGAAACAGCTACTTTCGGATTATTGGCATCCTTAGTCCTATTACAGGGCTGCGTAAAAATGATCTTGCCGACTTCTGAAAGTGAATTAATCTCTAAGTCAATTGGCAAAGGTGGGTCAATAGATGTTCCATTGGGATATGTAGATGCTTATGCGAATTTAAAGCAAGCGTATTTAAGATGTGAGCAGGTAAAAACTGCGAATTCATATGTATTAGTTGATGCAAATTTAGATCGGGAAAAAAATCTTGCCATTTTTTTTGGTAAAGCACCTTATGGCACCTATTTGTTTAAAACAACTATCACGCCATCTGATGCTAACAATTCTAATCTTACTCTTCATTTGATGAAAGCTCAGCTATTAACAGAAAAAGCCAATCAAAATTTACTTCAAAAGCGTTTGGAGCGAGATAGACTACGTGCTTTAGGCCAAGACACTAAATGCAATAAAGATTAATTTTTCAAGCCAAGCATTATATTAAAGTTTTAAAAAAGCTGTGAACCCCAGGGTTGCACAGCAGTAAAATCTTAATTGCACTTTTCATAATCAATCAGCACTTTGGCCACAGCTTTTGCTGCAATCCAATAACGTGCCTGGTATGCTGCAAGCTCAGCTTCATTCGAAATAAAACCAAGCTCCACAATCAAACCGCCAGCATTCACGTATGCCAAGCGGCCACGTGCTGACTTAGATTGGTCAATCCAGCCATTATCGCCACGTAATCGGCTGCCCAATGCAGTTGCTACAGCTGCAGACAGATCCTGTGCCAATTTCTTATCTTTTGGCAAGGCAATTGTCTCTACTCCATTCGCTTGTCTCGAAGTCGCAGCATTCATATGGAATTCAACCGCAACATTAGATCCTTTGATCAACTTGATGGCCGATGAAAGCGGATCATTCTGTGATCCGGTACCATCATTTTTAACCTGAATGCCTGCCTCACGTAAATAAAAAGAAACCGCATTCCTGAAATTAGTCACCAAATCAGCTTCTTTAATTTTGCCATTCACTGCACCAGGATCAGAATTGCTATGTCCTGCCGTGATAGTGGCAAAACCTAAAGATTGCGATAGATTTGGCTGAGCCTTTTTACGGCCAATCAGCACCGCCAAGAACATCAAGCCCAATGAAGCAATCGTTTGATACGGTTCAGGCAAGACATTGGCGTTATACACTTCCTGCAAAACTAAATGTACGCAGGATAAAAAAAGCGCCATATAGGCGCCGTATTTTACCGAGTCAAATTTCCATACACTTTCATTAATTAATTTCATCTTATCTCTCTTCACTGTTTGTTTTTTTGTTGATCAATCTGGTTTCGCATTGCTGCCAGGTCTGTATCCATGCGGATCTGCTTTGATTCGATAATGGCTAATTTTTGATTTAGTCCTGCATTTTCTTTAGCAAGTGCTGTGCTCCCTTGAACTATCCATGAACCAAAGGCAATGAGTAGCCCAATAGCAGTTCCACCTAATGCTTTTGCAAAGGTGAGGCCACCTTTAGCCTGGTTCATATCCGCCTGAAGCAGATCAATATCCCGTCGGTTTGCCACAGCTTGTGACTGGTAATACTCATTCCGTTCAGTTAAGCGAATGACGTTGTTGTTTAATTCACCCATTTCCAAGCGCAGTTGATCTAATTTTTTCTCAACTCGCACCCCATACGTTTCACTGTCAGGCATACGCCCCCCTATTTTTTTGGCAATAAAAAAGCACCTAAAAAGGTGCTGTCATTTGGTTAAGTTTAGACTTCTATTTCTGAATGCTGTCCAGTAGGTGCTGGCCTTAGGATCACTTGGTTTGAAATGAATACTCTAGTACCTAAATTGTAGGCTGTACCGGACGTACATAGTACCGGACCAGATCCACCGTCAATCTGTACCCGATACTCTGGATGCTTCACCGAGGTGATGGTACCGATGTATTCAGCATGGGTCGGATTCAAGAGCTTTCGCAATTCAAATAATGGATTACTCACGGCTGATACGCTCCACAGTAATGGTTTCATTGACCTTTTCATGCGAAAAGCTGCCATTCACCCCTTCAATGACACCCCACCACTGGCCATTAAAGGCAATGATTTTACCAGGTAGCATTTCGCCAATTTCATGACTGACCGGAATATCTGAGAAAGTATGTAATTCCTGAATATTGGTTTTCACCAACTCATTTTTACCGTAACTCGCACCTGACACCAGGTTAAACAGTGGTCCTGTGACTGTCTCTAACGGTACATCACCCGAAGTACCCCTCTGCTGTACTTTCAGACTTTCACCACTTCGACTATTCACTACAGTGATGGCATTAAAGTCAGCAATATATTCATCGTTCTTCTTGATGTTTTGCTGCATCACCAGGCTTTCGGATAACAAAATATCGTAGTCATCAACTGTCATCGTATCCCAGTAGCCTTTCTGGTACCGGGGTAAAATGGTCAGTGTATTGCCTGCTTTCTGGCTATAGATAAAGCCACCACCTGCATCCACTACCTGTTTGATTGCATCGATGGGTGCCAGTTCTGCATAACTCAGGCTTTCAATCGGTACGATCCAACCCAGTTCATCAATCAATTTCCAGTCCAACGCCGTATTGGATTGTGCTCGATCTAGTTCAGCCTGCACCAACTGCACAGAAGTTCGTTCATTGTCCTGGATAAATGAGCGTGAGGGTGCATATTTATCTGAGTTCAGAGCTGTGACACTTCGGCCTGGGTAAGTGTAAAGAACACTGGCAAAGCGTCGGGTTTCTTCTGGATCTTCCAGCAGAATATGATGCTCAAAACCATTGATCATAACTTTAAGGATTACTGGCTGACTATTAATCGGCTGCAGCTTTTCTTTTTCGGTATGTGCCACTGTGATGGAGTAAGTCCAACACCATTGAGATCGGCTGGTACTGTAAGTGCCATCCATGACCTTAATCTTCTCGCCGGTATCTAGTCGCTCGGCTATTAATGTATTCACGATATACCACCAGTTTCTTTTCGGCAGTGCTGGAATACAGTCATCTGCACCAAAATTTAAAACAACATTATGTGAATCAACTTCATGACATAAGCAGATAAAATTTAGATCACCAGTACCTTCATATTTAGGCGTTTCAGGCTTTGGCCAAGGTTGAACCGGATGCTTGCGATAATGAATCGCTTTGGCTTTATCCCACGGCAAATCTGATTTGGTAATAATCTCAAGGCTTTTATCCCATTCAAACGAGAAACGCTTTTCAAAGACATCGGCGACTTCATGAGAATAGGTAAACGTCTTACGCCTGCGGATCATTTCCTGCCAGACCGTTTCGCGGTTATGACGCAGTTTGATTGTTTCTTCATGCAGGTAGCGCTGGTGAATAAAGCGTTTATCGCCTTCTTCCCAGATCACATAGGCATCAGAACTTAAACCGGTTGCCTGCTCATGTATGGATCTAATCGCCCGAGTTAATGATCCTGCTTGCTCATGCCAAATATCAACTTGATTAGAAATTACCAAGCCTTGATCATAAAAAAGAGCCTCAGTTGAGACTCTTAAGATGGGCTTGGCCCATGGTATTTCTGTAGTGCTTAAAGCTGCGATGGCTTTTTGGTAGCGCATGTCAAAACCATAAGACACGCCTACCAGATGATTAATATCGAATAACCCTTCAAATTGGGCATTTAGTCCAGTTTCAATCACCGCATCCACTACACAGTACTGATCAATCCGAACTGCAGATAATTCAGCTATAAAACCGGTTTGCAGCTGCACATCTAGCTGAGCAAACTGCCCTGCAACAGCACTGAGCTCTGCATTAAAACTGGTATTAATCTGGGCATCCAATACATCATTGGTATCACTGAGTGCATTAAGTTCAGGGATAAATTTTGTATTGATTACTACATCAAGAGAAGCAAGGTTTTGACCGTCACTGCCGAAGTTTAGATCGGTTGATCCTGTGATGGGATCTTTAAAATTAAGGTTTACTTGGTGGCCATCGGGTGGAATATAGTTCGACACATGTCCACCTCATTTATGTTGATGGTCGTAGAATCAGTGAATTCATCATAAGAGTGCTGCCCAGCACTAAATTAGGATTTGCCAGAGTTATGTCAGATCCAACCGCAAAGTCAGCAACTGCTTTCCCTTCACCGTTAAATAGACGTGCCCAAACCGCGGTACCTGATTTGATAACTGTCGCTGCATCTGTCTGGTTTAGCTCTATATGATCGGTACTCACCTGTTTAATCGAGGGCTTAGGCAGCGTTAATGTGACTAGTCTGGCACTATTATCCGCTGCTACGGTTACATCGGCAGGCTTTTCATCATCATAAAAAACAAAGGTAGCATTTGTGCCACCTTGATCTAAGAAATTTGCCAGTGCCTGAAGTTGCACCAGTCCGGCAGCTAAAGAGGTTTGGATCATTTTGGCACCACGTTATCTTGAATGACGGCATTGAATTGTTGCTTTTGATCGAGAGCTACGACAAAGGTTTTTAAACCTGTATTTAATCCCAGAAACTGATAATTGCCATTTATATCAGGCTTTTTTACTGCAATAGGTTGCAAATTAGCTTTGTTGTAAAGCACAACTATTGCATCTGGGTATTGCTGACCTAGCTTTTTTGTTGAGCCTTGAATTTTTGCAATCACAGGGCCAACCACAATATCCTGCAGTACACCTGGCGAGCTTAATACCTTTCTTGAAGTGGGTCTCACTACAACTCCCCCATATAAAAATAAAGCCCACCAATAAAACCACTCGATGTACCTGCCATAGCGCAATCATAAACATACATCGAGTTTTCAGAAACAATTGGTGTGGTTAGTGTGTGGCCGTGGCGTTTTCCTGAATAGCAAACAACATCTAGGTTGCCTCGCAATCTTTTATCAGCATCAGATAAAGGAAGTTCAAGTGCTGCTACTTGAGTAGATGAATAAATATCAGAATAACCGGAGTTATAATCTGGAACTACCGCATTTGCCAGTACATGTTTACTTAGTCGTGAACTTAAATTGAAAGCAGAGCAAATAAACTTGGATATATTTATATCAATAAGTAGTGGCGAACCTGTAGCCGTATTATGCATACCAAAGCTGGTTGACGCGTTGCGATCATCCAGTGTTGTCATTAAAAACCAAGACGGAATTACACTGTCATCTATTGATGATGAGTACAAACCACAACCAGCTAAAATTTTAAAATTATCATCTACATCACCTCTGATGTTACGCAAAAAATAAAAAGCGTTCTTATTCCCACTAAGAGTGAACCTTCTATTCCCTGCAATGGGGGCACTTGAGTCTGAGTTATTATTGTTTGCGTTTGCATTTCTAGCCCAGTACCAACGACTCCATCCACGGATAATACTTGTACCAGTACCTGTAATTTTCCAATTCTTTGCAGGGTCTGCAGGATCAAAAGGCAACTGCAGCACACCGAGGTTTTCATAGTCATCAATATGTTCCATGTGCTCAAGTAAGCCAACCATGGCATATTTTGCATAAGTTGATGTATATACGCCTGTTGTACCATCTGGACTTGTTAAGCTTTCATCCACACGAATAAACGGATGCTTTGCCGTTGGATTTTTAGCACGATAAACGCGCTTTACATCGTTTGTATCGCGAAAAATAATTTCATAACCCAGTGATGCTAGTTTTCCAGAACCTATTGTTACAATACTTGTTTCAACAATTGCAGCATGTGGTTTTAAAATCAGCTCGGTTGCGCTTGGTACGCCTTTAATACGGTATTTTTGATTGAGTGATGCGGGAGCAAAACCTGATAGCTCAACCACCTGAAACAACATGGCATTATGTGCTGCATATAGTGTGATATGCACATCACCCTGCGCATCAATTGAAGCTGCCGTGATTTGAGTAAAATCAACACCTGTCACCAAAGCTTTATCAAGCAAGCGAATCAAGTCACCCCAGTTATTGCCAAGGGTTAAGCCATTTAAGTGGCTAAAATATTGAACATCTACGTCTGTCGCCATTTTTATTTACTCATAAAAAAGACCGCTCAAGGCGGCCGTACTAAATTGAGGGTTTAAGCAACTCGGTCAATATCACCGCGCAGCATGATCTGGAACTGGTCTGAAATTACCGCGGGTTCAGATTGCTTCACCGTACGGATCACCCAGACCGGAAAGTTTGCTGCCACTGTATTGAAGCGCAAGACGTTACCATTGGCCCAACCTGCGCCCCAGCCTTCTTTCTTGATCATGAAGTATGGAACACCAGTGACTGGATTGATCGGTGCGTAGTCTGCATGGGTGGTACCGGTGCCAATCTGGCCAGAGTATTCACCAATACAGCGAAACGATTGTGTATCTGTGAAGATCAGTGCCCAACGCTCCTGAATAGCACCTTTATTTGTTACTTGAAATGGGTAAAGTGAATCATTGTAGTTAGCCAAGATGCTTGAGCTTGGCTCATCTGTCCAAGCATTACTCCATGAGCCTTGCACAAACTTACGTGTATAACGCGCCTGCATATCACCAATGACCAACGCAGAACCAACAATGGTATCTACGGCATCATAGTTATGCGTTAAAGGTTTGGTAAACGTTAGCTGACCATTGATCTGCACATCACGGATCAAACCCATATCCTGATAGCGGTATTTGACTTTAAGCGGTGTAACCAGATTGCCCAGTGTAAAATCACCGCCAAGTGTGACGCGGCCATAATCATAATCAACTCTATATAGATCGAAGGCTACTTTCACACCAGTAGCATCTTCGAGTTCCGCCCATGAAATGCGCTGATCATTCAGATCGTATGTGGTACCTGCAATTGCACTAGGTAACTCTTGAGACTTACTTGAGCTGACAATACCAATCCCACCAGCTCGAAAGATCGGCACACGGCCATCAATCGGTAATCGAGTAGCAGATAAGCCCAAGATTTCTGAATCTAGTGGAATGTAGGTATACGCCACAGCGTTATAGCGTACGGATGAAGCATCCACCCAGACCGGAACATTGATATAAGTATCGGCTCCCTCCTGGTATTCTAGCAGCGGGTCATACCAGTCGCTTGCCTCAATCTCCGCACGGTTGGCTTCTGTGATTTTGGTTTTGGTGTAGAAGTAGATCGTCACAAAGCCATTATCCCAATTGACCTGCCCATGCGCTCGGCTGGTTTCAATCACACCGTTTTCATCAGCAGTTAGCGTTAATTGACCATACTCAATCGTTCCTACAACTACTGTAAGTGATTGCGGACGAATCGGCATAATAGGTGTTCTGAAGCTGATTTTATTGATTGGCAGCAGATCAGTTGTTGTGGTTAATGACTCAAGAACAATAGTGTTGTCCGCATTTGGTGTCCAGGAATCGATTTCAACAATTCCGGTACCATATTGAATGGCCCCAGACTGAATCCCGCTGTTATTGAGTGGATTCACATTACGATACAGCAATCCGGTACGATCCAGAAAAGTGTCAGCACCCACTTTAAATCGGGCTGAACCTGTCAGGATCTGCTCATCAAAGCCAGAAGATAAATCCAGTTTGAGCTTATTGGCCGTCACCATATGAGTTGCCGAGTTCGATCCTGATGTATCACGATATTTAATCTGAACATCTACAGCACCAAAAGCTTTCAGTTCAACCTGTTCACCAGAAATACTGGATGTTTGTGGAGAATAAAAAGACATATTTCCTCTCTATGCTGCGGCATAAGTGGCCATAGGTGTAAACGTGGATTTGAAACGATGACCCACGCCCTGAGGTGTAACTTCAACCGCACCGGTAGCGTATGTAATTGAACCTTGTACTTGACCACGCTCATTAACAAGATTGCCAATCGTTGCATTTACAGGTGTGTCAATCAGCGTCACAAAGCCAGCTACCATACCATCACTACTTTTAACCGGAATTCTTAATTCCACACTATTTGGCTGAATTGCTGATCCCGTACCAATGGTAAAGGTCAGCTTTTGATTTACAGGAGTAACATCCATCTTGGTCTGCTCAAGTGAAGTGCCGTAGTTATAGATCACCGAAAAGACTGTGCCTTTCTGTGGCAACTTATTCGGAATGATCTTGCCGGTACCCGTGGCATAGTTAATTTCACCCGTGGCATCACCAGTAAATTTGCCCTGGGCATTGGAGGTTGCTGTTTTCTCTTCACCTTCAAGCATCCAGTTAATCGTGATACCCGGCAAAACACCTGGTCGACCTAAATCGAAATCAAAAGCAGCTTTGTCTACATTCAGATTTGACCGTACAAAAGTGACAATTGGTGTGCCCCAGTTCAGCAGGATCGGCGTATCTACATCCGGCAGAGCACCAGTGGTCAATAACCACGAACCGGTCTCATAGTTGATCATACCCGAACCAAAAGATGGGCTGGCAGCTTTTAACTGCCCCGAGCCATCATCCTTGAGCTCATAGAACTTGCCCTGTGACATGTAGGAAATCGACAAAGCACCAGGTGCCGGAATAGGAATTAGCACCCCAGTCCAGTTGGTACTTTGATTATTTTGAGTGACCGGAATGGCATGGCTTTGGTAGTACTGGTTTGGTGCTACCGCAGGTTTAAATGTAATGTTTAAGCTCATGGTTCCAGCTGGTGCTGCTGCAGTCCACTGGATCAGGCCGCGCTGATAATCAACCGTCCCAACCTGAGTACCTTGAGTATTCTTGAGCAATCCACCTTGATCGGTAATCTGCTGACCTTGCATCGTGAAAGAAATACTGGAAGGAATCACGGCTGAGCCGATATACAGATTCTGACTGACACCAATTACCATGTTTGGATAATTGGCTGTAATGGTACCTTCGTTACCTGCAACCAGCACCACACTTTCACCTGCAGCATTGACATCAATAATTGGAGTTTCTGTTTGGGCTGATGGAATCAGCTGGGCAAAGATGCTTTTAGCATTTACTGTAAATTCACCTACATTGGCATCAGACGCCAGTGCTGTCGATGAATAATACAGGCCGGTATCTGCAACAATCGTATCGCGGATAATGGTTTTAGATACTGTGTTACCCTGATACCACTGACGGGCTGAAAGGCCGACAAAATCAATTTCCAAAGCATCATTTAGCGAGTAAGTAGCAACTTTGTACTCGACACTCTTATTATCTACCACCATTACAGCAGTACGTGTTTCAACTTTGGTAATTCGTACATACTGCTCATGCTCTAAAGCTTTGCCTTCATCACTAATCAGGACAATAGTGTCCCCGACGGAAGATTCAACCTCTTGCGGAAACATAGCCACCTGAAGTGATGACATACCTTTCCAGTGGGTATCCAGTGGTGTACCGGCGATCTGGCCACCTTTGGCTAGATAATTTTCAAGCCGGTTCTGAGCCGACTGACGTTCGTCCGTCCAGTTCTTGGTGCTAAACAATAATGCTGAGACATTTGGATCTTCTGGTAGCTCAGATACAAACACCGTTGCACCCATTAATAGATCAGTGTCTTCAGTGGTAACTGCCGGAAATACCTTACGCATGGACACATCACCCATGGTTCGATCCATTTCCGATACATCATTGAACAGGTTATTGCTGATACCATCCTGAACTACTACGCCAGAGTATTTACCACCGCCATCCGAGTTATCAGTCAAGCGTTCAGACTTGTAAATCACTAAATCCTTAGTTTCAATCGCCATCGTTTAACTCCGTAAAGCGTAAGGTCACGTTGTAATAATCATCCAGTGATACCGCTGGAATCCCTTTCACCGGTGCAGCCTCTAAGGCTCCCTCCTGGTGGTTAAATTTGACTATGAATTCTCGGTTGTCATGAGGCTGCTCAAACTTCAGTTTGAAATTCTCTTCCTGCAGTTTTGACCATTCCAAAACAGTCCGCAGTTCACGTAGCTTGATCCAGCCCATTTCTTGGTCTGCTGGCTGCAAGGTGATTGGTCGGCCCGACTTCTTTTTGCCTTCCTGAATATGCAAAGTGCCATCCATTGCATAAGCCTGAGTTTGTTCGATGGGCTTCCAGGAGAATTCATCAGACCATAAAAAACCGTCCTCTAATGGGACGGTTTCTGATGTTGCTAAGCGAATGAGTTTCATGTTGATTTCGCTATACCTTTTAATTGATTTACCAGATCGGTCATTACATCCTTTTGGCTTGCATCACCTGTAAGGGATAGGGTTTGACCTCCGAATTGGATGTTGTAATTCACACTTTCCTTAATGCTTTGTGTAGCAGCATTTGATGACACAGAAGGAATTGACGGCGCATAATCACCCAAGTTGGCTGATCTACCACTTTTACCTACATACTGCTCCAACTTCTCGATCTGTTCCATAACATACATAGCATTACCTAAAGCCTTCTGGTTATCGTAAGCAGTAGTACCATACTTTTTCTTCACCCATTCATTGGAGGCTGATTTGTAATAACCCCCAGCCACCGGCTCGGCATCCTGAAAAAGTTGCTTGGCTTTTTGCTTAGTATCACCTTCATAACCAATATCCTTAAGTCTCTGTTCAATTTCTTCAACAGAAAGACCATGTTTAGCGGTGGTTCCGGTTTTGGATGCCTTCATCTTGCCTGCTGAAGCCATAGCTGCTTCCGTTGCTTTGCGAGCTTCCTCCCAAGCTTCAGTAGTATCGTTACCCGCTCTAACACCCCTACGACCTAGATCATCAAAACCGTCACCAGCATTTCCTGTGGCATTACGAACACGGTGCAAGCTTTCTTCCACAGCATTATTGGCTTTCACTGAAACTTGGCCGGTTTCACTGACTTGAATTGATAAACCTAGTGAGGCAGCTTTGGCATTTGCGGCTGCAATACTTTGAGCATCACCAGAGGCATAAGCCAGTTGAATTGTTTTTTCATAAGCCTTCTGAAGATCCGCTTGGGTGGCCTGCCCGCTCTGGCGTACCGTTTCAAAATCAGCTAATGCCATTTGAGCTGACAATCGAAGTTGCTCCTTAGTTTTAATACCAAGACGCTCGAAAGCCTTTCCTGTTTCATCTAAGACATCAGGTAGTTCCGATGTAGCTCTCTTTATTGCAACAACACCCAATTCAACCTGCTTAGTTGAGAACACTCCCTGTGCCTCAAACTCACGCATCTTGGCATTTGCCGCATCGATCTCCGCCTGGCTTTTTGCCTTACTAAGCCAATCCTCCCATGCTTGGTAAAGAACATCACCAGCCTGTTTACCTGTATACCCTGCCTCACCTAACTTGGTCTTAAGTCCATCCAGTTCATTCCCGGAACTGGAAAATGACTTTGAGACTTTGTTTAGCGACACATCTAGATCAACACCAAATAGCTTGGCAGCAGCAGAGGCTCTTGAATATGCAGTTTCAGCCACTTGGCCAGATCCAGTATTAGCCCTATTTAATTCAGCTATACGTAAGTCGCGGTTTTGGGATAGCTCAGCTTCTTTGGCATTGATGGCGGTAATGGACGCCTGAGCAGAAGCTAAAGCATTTAGATCACCAGTTTTCTTGGCTTGCTCAATCTGTTGTTCCAGAAGTGCACGTTCAACTGCAGCCTGTTTCTGATAAGCCAAATATTCCTCATCGGCTTTCTTAACATTCTCCTTGGCCAGCCTTAGAGCTTCTTCCTTTTTAGCAGCACTTTCAGCAGCCTGTTCTGCACTTTGACTTGCCTGAACACTAACCTTTCCAGCCTCATCGATGGTGACGATATAGCCTTTGGTTAATAGATCGGCCTGCATCACGCCGTCCATGACACCGCCATTGGCCTTGATAGCAGCCTCGGCATAATCCTGAGCAGAAGCCAGCATATCCTTATCTAATGTGGCTTTATTGGCTGCATGCTCCTTTTCGCGGCCCTCCAGTTCATTAGATTTCTGAATGATTGCATCAATGGTAGCCTGATTGCCATCTTTTCGTGCTTGGTTTAGCTGTGCATCGATGGCCGCACGCTCGCCTGCTAATTCCTTAGATTTTTGAGTGAATTCATCATTTTGCTTAACTAAATCAGCAAAGGTTGCAGTGCTATCGGCTACAGCTTCCTCGTTTTTCTCCTTTTGAGTTTTTCGTATATCCTCGTAGGTTTCAACTACAGCCCATTTATGCTCAGTACTAAGCTGGATAGCTCCTTGCATATTCTTTTCAGCTTGAGCAAACATGCGATCTGAAGCCTTTTCAGCCTCATCTGCCAGATCCCCCATAAATGGTACGTACTTCAAGGTTGCTGCAGCTAAGCTGTATACACCTCCTGCCAGAAACTGGACAGAAGATAGTAGAATCTTAAGGCCAACATTTAAGCCAAAACTAGCGTCACTTACGGCAGCCATCGCCATACGCAGCATATTAAGGAAGGTTGTAAATCCGTTTACATCCTCTCCACCACCTATCAGTGCATTAAATAGCGGCGAGATTGCATCCAATGCACTTGTAAATGCACTCCAGGCAGTTTCACCAAAATCAGCAACATACTTAATATTTAGCTTAATATTTTCATAAACTTGAGTAAGTGTGTCTCTTAATGCGTTTAAGGTACTTGGATCTATATCGTCAAACTTTGAAGTAAAGTATCCAACACCCTCAGCTACATCATCAAAGAATACTTTTAGAATTCCAAGATTATCAGCGATGATTGATAGGGCATTCGCTACGGCGGCACTTGACCCATTAGCTTGATCCATCTCGCCAATCAGAATTTGCCACTGTGTAGAGATCTTCTGTAGCGCATTACCAATAGTTGTTGGAAACTTGGCATAGTCCGCTTCGATTGCTGCTGACTGATCCTGTAAAGCTTTAATTACCTTCTCGGCTGATAACTGACCCTCTCCTGCCATTGCACGCAGCTCACCGGTAGTCACGCCAAGTGACTGGGCTAGTGCTTTTGAGATGCCCGGAGCCTGCTCCATGATTGAGTTAAACTCATCACCACGTAACACACCCGATTGCAATGCTTGGGTAAGTTGGACAATTGCGGCTTCACTGGCAGCGGCATCTCCACCACCAGTCTGAATGGCCATGTTAATAGTTTTGACCAGATCAAGACTTTGCTGCTGGGTCATTCCCATCTGCTTACCTACATCATTCACTTTTGTGAATAGGCCTGCAGTAGCATCTAGACTAGAATTCGTAGCAAGTGCTACCTGATGGACACCTGCCATTGCTTGCTGGAAGTTACCGCCATCACTGGTTGCGATGTTGATTCGAGCTGAAAGATTAGTATAAGAGTCAGCCGCCTGGGCAAGCTCTCGAAGCCCCAAACCAACACCAATTGTAGCTAATGCCCCCACCAGTGCAGTTACAGCAAACTTAGCGCCATCCATGCCTCTAGAGAAAACAGAAACTCCAGAATTTGCCTTTTGAGCAGCAGGCTCAACACCATTTAACTCACTTTTAAGCTTTTCGATTTGCTGTTCGGTGATCTTGGTTACACGTTCTACTTCTTCAGCCGGCAATTTACTGTTAGCTTTAAAGTTTTCGAGCTTTCTGGTCAGATCGGCAATAGCATCATTAATTACGGACGGCGGTTTAATGCCTAATGCTTCATAAATTGCATGTCCGGCTTGCTTGGCACTACCGGATGCCTTATCTGTGCTTGTGGAAACGCCCTGCATTGCAGTGGTGGCTTTTACATTAAATTCGGAGAAGGCTGATTTAGTCAGATCTACTGCTTGCTCAAGACCTTTAACCTTGTCACCAGCTGCCTTAATCTCATTAAGTGTTACAGCTTCACTGCTTTGCTCTAGTGCCGAAAATGCATTTCTTGCTGTCAGTAATTCACGCTCTAGGGCATTAATGCTATTGGTGCCAATGCTGCCAATACGTTCAATTTCTTTGGTACTGAGGCTTGCGCCGTCACCCATACTTTCAATTGCACGGGTGGCAGTCTGTGCTTCCCCTACTACCCCAGTTAGATCTACGGCGCTAAAACGTTGGACCTGGTTAATAGCTGATTGAGTGGCACCATCCACGCCTTTCATGGCATTGATCGCTACACCTTGGTAGTAGTTGAAGGCACTGGAGGCTTCGTTAATCGCATCTTGAATACTTAAAACGCGCTGCTTAGCAATCTCAATGTCTTGTAGGGTGCCATCAGTGCTTTGTAGACGAACCAACTCAGCCTGAGCGGCTTTCAGTGCCAAATTCAGTTCATTAAGCCCCTGCTCCCCAGCACTCGACATTGCACGGAGTTCACCAGCACTGATAGTCGATTTATCACCCAGAGATTCAATTTCTTTTGCGGCAGAGAAGAACTTATTGCCTAGCATTTCTGCTAACTGAACAGCGTCACTAGGAATGGCACTGCCGATTTCAAAACCAGCCTTATTGGCCTTGCTTGCTGTGTCTTGAAGCTCATTGCCTAAACCATCAATTTTACCAGCAGCCTCAATAGCTTGACCTTGTAGTTCACTAGCTGCTTGAGACACTTCACTTAACTTGCCTTTAGCCTGATCAGCTTTCTTTTGGAGGTCATCTGGTACAATTTTACCGACTTCTTTTGCTGTTTCTTCAGATGTTGTCTTAAGTTTATCTGATTCTATTTTTATCGCATCAAAGAGGGCTTTTGCGGTTTTCTCAGACTGCTGAACATTAGATACAAAGTCTTTAGTATCAGCATCTATTACCAGTTTAAATGTAAGTTCTTTTCCAGCCATGATGACCTCTAAATTTTAGGCAATAAAAAACCCGCCGAAGCGGGTGTGAGTTGGGGATTAAAAAAGCACCCTAGGGTGCTTTTTCTTATATGGCCTGTTTACATGCTGTATATGTTTCAAGAGAAGATGCTAATTTATTATAGTAATTAATCTTTTCCTTAGCCTGCTTTTCCCATAGTCTTATCTCATTTTGCATAAAATAAACATAATTAAAAATTGCTGAGTCCATAGCCTCCAAAAGATCCTTTTTAGCTGGATCAAGGCATGAATAAAACTCTTCTTCTACAAGCTCTTCTCTTATCTTTCTTAATTCCGTTACTTGATTACCAAGTGATATTCTAGCTGTAGACCCAGCGATTAGATCTGCACGTGTCCAGTTGTTAGTAATTTTCATGTACTTTTCCAGCATGTCTTTCTTATTCTGGATTTCTTTTTGTTTAGCTTGCTGTTGTTGTTTAAACTCATTATCGCTTTTTTCAGAAATAAGTTTAATTTCCTCAGCCTTTAAGAGTTTAGCTTTTTCAGCCTCTATCCTTCTTGTTTCAGCAGCCTTTTCAGCGTTAATAGCATCAATCTTTTCCCGCTCTAATTTTTGCTGGTGAGCAATCTCCGCCTGCTTTAATCTTTCAGCCGATGCTTTATTACTTTGATGCATAAAATAAAACATACCGGATGCCAAAACTAAAAGGCCAATGATTAAGTATTTCATTGGGCATCCCTCTTAAATATTACGCCATAAGATTTTTACAATTCTGTCGCGACATAAAATGATGGTGTATTCCTGCAAATCCACTTCTTTTACATACTCAGTAGCTGCACAATATAGCTTGCCATCATCAAGCACATAGTGTTTTGGGCCTCTAACTCCTAATTTGTCTTTTAGAGATTGATGACTATCACCAATTCGTACCAGATCCCCTGATGGGGTTCGGATACTGGTGGTTGTTCTCTCAGCAAAAGCAAACCCCGACACTAAACACAAAGCTAATAATAAATATTTCACATTTCACCCCTAAATTATTATTTTCCTATCATAACTTTAGGGTGAATCCTGATCAATCAGAAACCATTTCTTTCTTAAATGATTCAAAGCCTTTCTTATCAGATTGAGCCACACGTGCTGCAACAGCGTTATTGAAGACTCCCTGCTTATACAGCTTATTTGCTGCCTTAACATAGTTCTGGAATGCGCCGTAGGTCATTTCCATGATTTCACTATGCTGATGGCCCATTGATACCAGAAACTGGAATGAATCAAACCAGGTGGAGTCATCTTTCTTTTTAATACCACGTTTTGGTTTTTCGTATTTGAAGTAAGCCTGGTTGATCAGAAGTACAGCCTTAAGCAATTCCTTAAAAGTTTGCTCATCTACTGCCAGATCAAAGATAGCTTTCTGATTTAGGTTAGTCACACAGGCAATGGTTGAGATCACCTGGACACCATGGGCCTTAAATAATCCTGTCAAAATCTCATCTGAATGATTTTGGTCTTTGATGAAGTTCTTCAATACTTCAGCATGTATTGCCCAGGTATCGAAGTCTTTTATCTGGATCTGGCGGACTTCAATGTCATTGATTTTGATGCTTCGATTTGTGGCTAAGAAAAAATCATTCATGATGGGGTCTCGAGAAAATTTTAGACATCAAAAAAGCACCCGAAGGTGCTTTTCTTTTAACTTTAATAAAGGCTGAATTCTATAAAGCCCAATTACGACCTTGCCCCATCTCATAAACGATGAGAATTAAGGCTACTATCATTAGAACGACAACAACGATTTCGGCTTTGGTCAGCATTTTCGGAGCTCCACTTTTCATCATTCATATGATAAGCAAAGCATACAATTAATAACATAAAGATTACAAAAAAATTATTGGATGTTACAAAGATTTAGAAGTTAGGGAAGTTTCTTTAGAGTGTAACTACCTACTGAAGCATTCAAACATTTCGTTAAGCAACTCAACAAAAAGTTTCAACCGAAAAGCATTCTTACGCAAACCTAGAAACCTATAACTTTAGACCTGAATATCTTACATATCCCGACATAGCTGCTACATCCACGATTTAAATCATTCTCTACACTGAAATTAAGTCTTAGAAACGTAGAGGAAATTCAAATGAAAAAGTATTCGAAAATTCTAATCTTAGCTTTAATGGGATTTACTGGTACCGTAGCTATCGCAGCTGACTCGATTCCAATAGAAGCCACTGCCGCAGCTGAAGCACAACAGGTTGCTTTAGAGTATGGAAATGAAAAATATCAAAAATCTGAATCATCTGGTGAATAAAAGAAAGCCCTTAATTAAAGGGCTTTTTAATTACTTCCAGCGTGGCGTACAAGCATTCTTCCATGACAACTCAAATTGCTTTTGATCCGTCTGATTTTCTACAAGCACTATATTTTTCTGAAGCACAATGAAACGTTGAAAACCAATATCTTTACCGTCTGCTTCTTTATAGCTTACCTCTCCACACTCTCCTATTTGATTGCGGAACTTAGCTGAATCAGGATTGGGAATGAATTCTTTTGTAGCTTCCTTTGCAAATTCAAGCTGTTCCTTTTTGATTGTTTCTAGATCAAGCTGCTGACCATTAGATTCCTTGTGTCCACACCCAGCTAAAATCACAATAAAAAAGAATAAGCTTAAATTTTTCATAATATCCCCCATGTATTAAGGGCAGCACTTTACATTAATTTTCAATCTTATCTAAAGCCTAGGGAGAGTGGATTTGTAAAGTTATGTTTTACTATTTTAAGTCTTTTTAAAATTGACCCTATCTAGCCAGGTGAAACTTCCACTTATCAAAAAACCGCCCTAAAGGCGGTTCTTAGCTTATTAACTTACTGACATACAAGATAAATAAAAGTAGAAATAATTATTACGGCTAGGATGGAGACAAATATTTCTATTTTAGTCATAGCAGTTTTATTCCTAACGTGAACTGAATATCTTTTATAGCCCTATTGAGCGCTAATTAAACTAACAAAATATTACAAAATGATGAAGTATTAAAAAACCACCTTAAAGGTGTTTTCTATTAATGACAGTGCCTAGTACCGGTCTTTGTCTCATTGTGACAACCATTTTTATCTGTCCTTCCACCATGGGAAAAAGCCGATGTAGCAAAACAGGCAACTAAAACTAGTAATATAACTTTTTTCATCTTTATTCCTTTCTTCTTATATGAGTACCAGTTATATCTTATTTTGTATAAATTTCAACCATCTAAAAAGTACCTTCCAGTACTTCTTAATATTCCTAATACTTTAGAAAGTCCAACTTAATCCTTGTCCCAGTTCATGCACAATAAATATCAATACACCTATCATTACTACAATTACAAAAAACTCGGCTTTGGTTGGCATGTCAAATTCTCAACTTCTACTTCATACATTATAAAGATAGTCGACAATTATTAACATTTTATTTCAAAAAAATAATTCAATGTTACAAACATTATTTTGATAGAGGAAGTTTTCTAAAGATACTTTAAAGCTTTATGACATAGGCAGATTCAATTTGCCTAAGACCTGTTGCTGACTCTCTACAGGGCTTCACCAAGATTATTCCTTCGTCCTGCAGTTCCAATAAAAAGTTATAAACCTCCAAAAATTCTTCAGCAGTATATTGCGCGCCAATTAGCTTTTTTTCGCCAGTTTTCATATTGCCTACTTGTTTTTGGATTTTTTCGTAGTCAATCATTTTTGTGCTCTTTTATAATTTTTGAATTAATTTATATTTGAGCCAGAACATTTTCAAGCAAGAGAAAATTATTCCGAAGAACGGCGTTCTTTTAATTGAATGATTGCACTACTAAGTAAATTGTAAAAAATATAATTGCTATAGCTAAAATAATTAGTAAAAGCTCAATTTTAGTCACTGCAAAGTACTCTGCATTTTTTGGTATGTGTTCTATATAACCTCAGATATCAGCTCACAGCATGAAAAATAACAAATTTTAAAACTAAAAAACCACTCCGAAGAGTGGGCTTATTATCTATGATCTAATTGCTCGAACATATCATCAGTAATTTGCAAATCGGAAATAGTCTTTATACCTATACTTAAATTTAGATGATCTACGTAAGTCTTAAAGTCATTATCTCTAGTCAAAATGAAATTTGATCTATTAGCTATTGCAATACCAAGAATTTGCAGATCAACTTTAACTTTCTGCTTAGGTATTTCTAATTTATTTTTATAATAATCTTCAGCCATACTAGCAGTAATATAAGCAGCTTTTTCATCAAAACTAACAACTGAAGCAATTCTTTTTTTACCTTGAATAAATTGGAATCTTTCAGCGCTATCTCGAGATAAAAATTCAGACATTGCAGGAGCTGGAATTATTACTTGCTGCACATTATTTACTTTGCAAAATTGGATAAAACCTTTATCAAAAGCATTATCATCAAAAAAAGCTACTAATATATTGGCATCAATAGTAATTATCATGGCAAGCGTTCATCTTCCAGTGTCTTGTATGGGTCATCCAAATCTTGCCAGCCGCTCCTACCAAACCCAACAAAGTCAGAAATCCATTTTTCGATCGAATCTTCTTCTAGGGCCTCATAGCTGTTTAACTTAAAATCCTCTAGATAGAGCTCATAAGCTTCACCATAGCTGTATGTAGCAACACCAGAGAAGTCAATTAGCGTATTTGTTCCTAAATATGTTTTAAGTGTGTTTACATCATCTAATGCGATTTTAGCGCTTATTTTAAATCCATTTATAAAAGTTATACCAACAGAATGGCTTTCTGAACTGGTATTAATTCGGTTTACTCTACCTCTAAGGGTATCATTTTGTTTAAACTTTTTAGGTTTAATCACATTTCCTATAGATCGCAACACTTTCATCTGTTTTGGGCTCTCGCCTTCGCGATGCACGCCGATTTGTGCATTACCCCAATCCAGATGTTTACTTAAATATTGATCCAAATCCCCACCATCTGAATGTAAAACTTGATCTATAGCAACTTTGTATTCTTCAGAATCTAATGGTGGACTGCCAACATAAATAGATCCTTCCTGTAGATAACCGAAATTATCTTTAGATCCTTTTAGCAAATTAGCAAACTGCTTAAATAGTTCAGCCATTTCACCAAACTTTAAATCAGAGGGCTTTTTATCTGGCAAACGGAGTGCAATGACAAGCTTATCTGACATAACTACCTCCTTTTAAGTTGCCTATAAAAATTATCACTAATGCTATATTAGCATTCGCTGTAATTTAACATCTTTACATTTTTGTTCAATAGATTAGAAAAAATATATGACACAAAATGTCGTCAAAAAATAAACTAACTCACACTGATTGCTTACTCATCCTCTTATACGCTTCATCCATAAACCGTTTATCCAAATCAACGACAAAAGTTTTTAAAACAGGCACAAAAAAAGATGCCTTCGCATCCTGTGGAGTTCTTTGTGCCTGCATGAGGTTATTACGCTGCCGGAATCGTCACAACATGGCCATATAAGCCTAATGCCGGATCTGCTTGCTTCGTTACATCAGATAAAGCCTGACCAGAGATTTCATACCGACCAAGTTCTTCATGAATCAGTGGGAAAGTGGTTTCTGGCGACTTCTTGGTACGCCATAAACGTACAGCCATGTGTTTACCATTCGCGGTATTGATGCCCTTGAAGAAAAGCTCATACTCTTTTTCAAAGTCGGATGCCAGAGTAGTATTAGTCACTGCACCAGTGGTGTAGGTGGCTAAGATCGGCATGGTCAGATCTGATACATCATGGAAAACCACAGTACCAAATACAGCATCCAGTGTGTAATTCTCTGGATCAACAGTCTTAGCTGTGCCAGTGGTTGAATCCTTGAATGAAACCGTTTTCAGGTTATAACCATCCAGTTTGATTTCTTTACCGGCCACCACAGTACCCAGTGATACATCTGTCGCTGTAGTAGTTGCTACGGCGTGATTCATACCAGACAGGATGTATTGAAGGTTTTCTGGATCAGTTTCCTCCAGCGTTCCCGTGAAATTCACTGACGTTGCGTTGATCATGGTGAAGTCAGTAGTACGCTGACCAGATGTTGATTCTTTATGCTCAACAACATCAGCACCAATTTCTAACTCAAAGTCTGGCACGTTACCCAAATGGCGCATTGCACTAGCAACACCATTCACAAGTTCTGACAGGTAAAACTTACCTTGCAGCGAAATATATTCTTTAGCCATTACTTTTCATCCCCTGTAGTTTTCTTGGCTGGAGCAGCTTTAGGTTCAGGTAGTTCCTGAATTGCACCATCTGCCAGTAATTTTTTGATTTGTGCATCACTCAGCCCACCGACCACATCACCCTTTTGAAAGCGACCGACAGGCTGTAATGCTTTGTATTGTTTTGCCATGACTGGCTCCTAAATGAATTTTTGTGATTCAAAAATAATCGTGATGTATGCAAAACTAGGGCTATAGCCATCCCGAACCGAAATCATTTCTAGTGCCGTTCGTGATGCCTGAGGCTGCCAGCCGGAAAGTAATTGAATGACCTTCTCGGTTAACAACCCAGCTTCATCACTCACCGCTCGGCCATCAGTCATCTGAGATTGAGCATTACGACATGCCACCGTGACCGCCCATTGCTGACCGATCTGATTAATACTTCCACGACCTGCACTGGCTTTCTTGCCGATACGGACAAAATTGACGTGTGCTGACGGCGTAACCTGCGACATCTCGGTTACGCTGACTGAGTTTAACGGCGTATAGATCTTTAGAAGTTCTGGAATTTCTTTCAGCTTTTCTGCAATCTCATCACGCACCGCGAAGAAGGTGCTCATCTATAAAACTCCCGACAATATCTAAAACCATGGCTTCATCTTCTGCATCAAGACCGAGTTGAGTCCGAGGCGGTAAAATCGACTGCTTAACTTTCCGATATTGACCACCCACTGCAAATGTAATGTATTGGCCATTCTTGGGTAGGATTGTTGCGCCGTAATGCAGATGGGGTGCATACGCAACATCTGTACCCACCTCCACACCATTTGAAAGAACATTGTGTGTGTAGGAATTCATCAGGCGGCCAGTATCTCGAAGCGTTTCACCACCCTGCATACGTGCACGCCATGAAATCTTCCACGGGTTCCCATCTACATCAGTACCCGTTAAGAATCGATGCTGCACACTATCCACAAGTCCAGCACCAATCTCATCAAACAGCTGGTTCTTTAATGATTCAAAGTTACCTAATTGATTAAGTATTGCTTCAATCGGTGAACTATCTGCCTGAATGGTTATTGCAAAAGCCATAAGCACCTCACTTCAAGCTGGGCATCTGGTCCAGGATAGAATCTCCAAATACACCACCGGTATATGAAGTACCGACTGGCGCCGTTGAAGGTCGTCCTTTAGGTTGGTCATCCACGATCTGGTTTGTTTCAGGTAACTGAATCTGCAAATGTGCTTTGTTGTCAGCAACACGTTTCAAAAATGCAATTGCGTCTTCATAACGCTTTCGCACCTCTTCCGTGGGTTGTTGAAAATAAAGACGATAGCGTGCGATGTCACACGCCATACGCTTTAAATTACTGGGCACATTGGGTAGCGGCAAAGGATAACGACCACCGATATGACCGTTAATCTCCTCTGTTGCATCCTGAATTGCATCAGTTACTGAAGACTGAGAAGGAAGCATCGTTTTCAGATTTTCAATCTCATCACCAAATCGTGCGACCAAATCTTCTTCAGTCGCATACATGAATCACCTATTTGGTTTCGTCAGCAGTTTTGGAATCTGCTTTAGGTTTTGCAGCAGACTTCACCTTTTCCAGTTCAGCCACCTTGGCTTTAAGCTCATCCACTTCTTTTTCAGCCTTCGTTTTCGCAGATTCAAGATTAGTGTTGGCTTTAGTCAGCTCAGCATTAGCCTTTTCAAGTTCAGCCAGACGAGCAGCGGTATTGTCTGCTTCTGGCTCTTCCGGCTCTTGATATTCTTCAATAGCCCCAGATGCTAAAAGGGCCTGAAGTTGTTTAGCTTCAAGCCCCTCAATTTCCTGACCTGGACGGAAGTGTCCGATCGATTGTTTTGCAATGTACTTTGGCATTTTGATCTCCTTATACAAATCCACGTCCACCGACTAAACCGTTCTTGTTATTAGGAACAGCAAGTGGAGATGATTCAGCTAATAATTGAATGCTTGAAGGGTTCTTTTCCTGCCATTGGCTTAAATAGAATTCTAGAGCTTGGCCAAATGCTTCAACGTTTTGCAATGCACAGTGAGCAATCCAACCATTAGCATCAGAAACCAGCCCAAAGAAATCTTCTGGAATGAAACGCTCAACACTTCCATTCATGCTGTGTTTAGCATCATAGGTCCAGATTTCTAGGTTATCGATGGTACCGCGGAATTGGGGTTTATCAGATTGATCAAAGGTTGGAGTAAGTGGAACACTCACACCCGCATATGGAGCAATGAACTTTTCCTTAAACTCAGGATCTTTAATCAGCGTGTTATACACTTTTGACGTAGTTAAGGCCATGATTGGTGATGTACCAGCATGCTCAACAGAAAGATCAATCATCGCTTGAATATCTTTGACTGGAGTAGCACCCGCTTGGCCCCATTTGATCAACGGCGTAAAGTTACATGCTGCATTACGTTCATAATCTACTTCATACATCGGGAAGTCTGCAGAAGCAAAAGTGGTTTTACCGTAGAGAAGCACATCACGAGCAATTAATAGCTTTCGGTTTTCGATAGACTGACGCAGATACAATGCTTTTTGAGCCTGATCAATCAGTAGTAGATCTGCATCAGACAAGCGATTTGAGCCAGTCGCAATCACACCAAACTGACGTAAGCGTGCGATCAGAGCAGTGTTTTGCACTTCACTTGGCATGACTGTCATCATTGGTTTCAGATAAGCTGGCTTAACGAATTTCACGTTACCAGATTCACCTACTTTAATCTGACGTCCAGCTGCAGTCGGAGTAACAAACGGCGCAAGTGGAGTCGCTGTATTTAGCTCACCTACTGGAACTTCTTTTTTAGTGTAGGAAACACGCTGAGGGAAAAAGCGGTCCATCAGCCAGGTATCTACCTTTTGAGTGGTATCAGTCAGTAATACCAGCTGTGGCACATCCAGTAATTCCACTGGTGCATTTTGAAATGTAAAAGTTTGACTCATGTCTTAGTTCCCCACAACTTTACGAAGTTCGATTTTGTTTTTTAATGCTTGTGCACGTACTGCATCATATTGAGCAGTAGTCAGAGGTGTTCCATTCACTGTAACTACTGCAATATCAAATGGACCTTGCACGTAGATCGGCATCTCAAGATTATTAGCCGCATGGTAAGTAGATTGCTCTGCATTGAAATCTGACACAGCAATCGCATTCCATTCACCTACTACACCTTCAGTGACAACAGGATGATCAGCAACGTTATTGGCATCTACGTTAAGTAAATCGCCGCGCTTATATGCTGTAGCAGTTTTTACTTTGGCATTTTCTGTACGTACGCCGTCACCGACCACTAGCTGTTTATTTTCAATAGTGCCTGTTAATACTTGGCTCATGATTTAGCTCCTTGTTGCTGCGCTGCCATAAACTGATTGAATGCCTGATCTAAAGCCGAGCCTTGTGGAGTTTGACCACCCTGCCCCGGATTGGCTTGATGAGTGAACAAGTGAGCAAATGCCGGATTCACACTTGGTGTTTGTTGTGTCTGTGGTGTAGCTGGTGGTTGCTGGCTACCTGCAGAAAATTGACGAAGTTGCTTAGCCGAGAATGCAAATGCAGAATCATCAAGCTTTTTCATTTCTTCAACATCTTCAGCGCTAAACTCTTTGCCTAGGTCTTTACCTAATGCAGTGATTTCAGCTTCACGTTTTGCAGCAGCGAATTGTTTGTTTTGTTCAGTCAGAGTATTCACCTGACCTTCCAATTCGGTAATTTTGGCCTGAGCCTTTTCTAATTCGGTCACGTCTGTGTCCTCTGGTTGATTAAATTGTTTTGGAGAGTGACTTGCTGCCACTGCGTTTGTATTGTCATCCGCACCCAAAGCACAGAAAGACACTTCACGGATACGACCACCGCGGAACACCGTGATAGGGCCTTGATGCAATTTCCCATTTACAGTGACTGATGCACCCGCTTGGATTTCTTCGACTGCAGAGGGTTCAATTCGCACTGACATCTGCCATGGAAAGCCATCGTCAGAGTCCTGAGCAACCTGAGTACCAAATTCATTACTCATTAGATCGCCTGAAACTGTTAGGCCGTTCTGGTGATCAATGCTGTGGCTATTGATGGCTCCAGCACGTTGCCGGGTTGAGTGATCCAGTAACGCAGGGATTCGGCCTTTAATTTGCATAGAATCAAGATCAAAGATGATTCGATCCCAATACCAATGATCGGTAATAACTTCACCACTGTATGCAACACCGGAGAAAGTCCGCTTCTTCTTGCCATCTTCAGCTTGATCGACATTTAAGTTACCGACCTGGAAGCAATACTGATTCGGCTTATGTTCCTCTTCTTTTGGCATTTCTCATGCTCCATAAAAAAACCGCCCTTTCGGACGGCGTAAAATAGCTACAAATAAACCCACCGAGGTGGGTAAATAGTTCAAGTATTCTTTATAGGTATCAGCTTAAGTTTCCATTCACTATCAAACCTCTTATTTAGAAAGTTTGTTATCTGGTTCTCACGATCTTTGAACTCATATGGAGTTAAGACTATTGCATTCCTTCCGCTAGATACCCCATACCTTGTAAATCCCGTAAGCGCTCTCCTTGTAGAAGTATTATTTGACAAAAGAACCCTTGCCTTTCCTTCTCTTATTAAACGCTTTCGGCCTCTTATTTTAGGGCACTTATCTGCAGGTATTTCGATCTCAATTGCAAAACAAACCATATCCCAACCAAGTGACTAAGCTGTACAGATTTTATAAGTCTACTTTGCCCCTAATCCAATATTTAAATATTCCATTCGTTGTATAAAAAATGTAGCTTAAACATTGTCCTATAGCAGATTAGTTAATTAAAAGATTAATTAACTAGTGGTCTGATCGTATAAACCATCTGCCCTTCAACCGCTTCAATCGAAACAACCTCAAATGACAATCCCATCGGTATTAAAACGCCGTTACCAGCATTCAACATATCCAGATCAACACCCAAGCCTTTAGCATTCTCAATCTTAATCACGATATCTGAAGCTGTATCAGCCATCAGCAACGGCGCATTAAGCTGAGCTGTCTGCCCAACCTGATAAGCCGCTACTTGATTAAGTGTCGCAGCACCCACCACGGTTGAAGCCGCATTGCTCGCCACAGCTTGAATAGCTGCCAGATCAGTACTCAGCCAGCGCTTAAGTACATCATCAGCTAGTGAGCCTGTAGCAGAGTTTAAATAGCCAGTCAGTGCGGCATCATTTCCCTGCACATAGTCCAAGAAGGTGCGAATCGCACTTGGTCGAATGCTTGGATCAAGTGGTATTACTGTATTGGCCACAGTATCGAATAAGTCCCGAGTCTTATCATCCATCGGAGTAAATAGGCTGGTGAGCTTTTTACTCGCCGTCCATTCAGCCTTAATAACTTCTTTCTGCTCCAGGAGATATTCCTTATCTAAACTCGAAGCACTGATCTTTTTATCCACCAGCGATTCAAGTTCACCAAACTGTAATGGATGAGAACTCCAGTCCAAAGCCTCGGCAATTTCAGGCAACTGATCATCAGGTGTAATGCCGTATTTCAGTGCCTGCTTCTCGGTTAAAGCAATCACGGTGCACCGGCAACGAAAACCCAACGGCGGGTAATGTGTCAGCCAGAATGGATGATCAATCGGCAATACAATCCGATTCAAGGCCAAATGACTTGGACGCACTCGACTATCATTGATCGCCGAGTACATCAGGTAAGGTCGTTTAACCTTATTCCGTTGCTGTTGCTGCCAACGGCCATGACCATAAGCACTTTGAATATTGGTACGAAATACATTATCCAGGTAGTGCCTTGGCAGAATGATTTCAGATTCTTCAATTAGCTTCTGAAAATCCTTAAAGGTACCGCCGTCGGCAATGGATTTATTCACTGCCTTGATGACGGTTTCAACCTGCTCAAGACTCGATAGAAAGCTAACCGTGGTTGCCATCTGTCGGGTCTTAAGGTCCATTGAATAGAACTCATCTGGCAGTACAATCTTTTTACTGTGAGCGTACCGAAGCGCCTCAAGAAACGTGATTGGTTGCATAGCTTACTTCCCGTTTTGAGCCGTCACATACCCCAATACATCTGCAGCATACAAAGCCTGATCCAGATTAGCTTTGAACTGGGTCTGAGTTGCACCAGGTATTAATTGCATCAGGTTATAAGCCAGACTTTCAGGGCTATCAGACTTGAATACCAATTCCTTGACCTGATCTGGTTTCAGTAGCTGCAATTCATCCTGACCATCAGTCAGTTCTTCAACTTCCTGCTGTTCTGGTGAGAGCTTGTTGGCTGTTGCCTTAAAGTTGAATGCCTGGCGAGGTAATGCAGTGAATTGATTGAAACCAGTTTGGACTTGATCAACCAGATCTTCTTCTTGCAGCCCATACTCACGAATGAAGTAATCTTTAGAAAGATTGGCACCTGCATTTTTTAAGTGTACGTCTCGCTCTGCCTGGTCCTTATTCAGTGGTTTTGGCTTTTCACCCAACATAACTGTATATTTAGACCACCCATTCAAGACACATAATGAGTCGACTACAGCTTGCAGGGTTGGAGTCACCAATCGAATATCTGACTTCAACTTGTCCAATCTTACATTTTCATGCACTTGGCCAAGGCTATAACTTCCCTTTCCATCTGTTCCACTGGTAAGCGTCTGCCCTAATACAACCTTTTGGATCTGGCGAATCAGTTGGTTATTGAATGATTCAAACGCAGCACCAGCAGTACCACTTGTCCCTGATGTAGACAAAATCTGAACATCATCATCTGCATCAATCGATAAGACGCTCTGTGCATGTGCATTTAACAATGCTCTGCTCATGTCCTCGGTTTCAGTATCTTTACATTTACCCAGTAAGATCGGCGTCCCAAAACGCTCCAGAAATTTAGCCCAGAACTTGAATCCATTCTGTTTAAAGAAGAACAACCAATACAGGGTAGCCAATAGCGCTTTGCCATAGGGCTGTTCATATGTAGCCTTACGGCGTGTTAAAAAGAATTTGAATACCTGATCCACTTCATGCTCGGTACCAATGCCTTCTGGTCGGTAAATTAAGCGGCCATCATTTTTAGGTTCAAACCACTGCATAGGTTTTTCACCGATCCACTGAATACCCAAATAGCCTTCTGGTTCTAACTCATAGACAGCTTCTTGTACTGAATAACCAAAGAACAGTGCACTCATGGCACCAGTAGCAATTTCATGAAACCATTCTTTCAATATCAGATTAAGCTTTTGTGCTTCATCAGTATCATTGGGTTCAACACGCAACGGCGTAGCTAGCAATGCATCAATTCGCGTTTCCACTACTTGAGCAATCTCATCATCATCAAGCAGTACACGTAATCTATGACGTGTAATGCCTGCTTTGCGTAGTACTTCATCCGTATCAGGCTGTTTGCCAAAGTTCACCAGAAACTGAGTGACCGCTTCTTGAGTGTATAAATTGCCATAAGACAAAGCCTTCTTTGACGCTTTGTCCTTTTTAGACTTTGCCATGTAAACACCTTAATAAGTTCGAGATCCTGCCCCTGCAGGTTTTTTTGGAGTTCTAGCTTCATTTAGCTCGTTAAATGCATCACTACCAGCATCCACTTGGTCATCATATTTACCATTGGGAAAGTTTCGCAACTCATCAATGAATGCCTTATTCCAATCACCACGAAGCATTTTTACATTCCCCACGTTGACCTGAGCTGCAAAAGGCTGAGCCCGGGTAATCTTGTCACCCGATACTGTCTCTGCCTTTACATTGAAACCAGACAACTTGGTGATAAAGTTCTTCGCTTGAGCTTTACCTGCCTGACCTGGATCCTGAGGTAATCGAATGGCAACTGATTTACCATCCATCTCTGCAGTTTGTTTGATACGTTTTTCAACGCCGTCGGGACCTAGCTGTGCATGCTGTACATCGACGATATAGATATAACCATCTCGGCTTTTGGCCTCACGTACACCTGCTGTGAAGTCACCTTCATTTTCAGAAGATGCTAAATCCCAAGCGCGTACCTGATGAGTAATATCTGCAGGTAACGCATCCACAATTTCAATATTGTCAGGTTTAAAAAAACCACCGGCTGGTGGTGAGGGTTGTTGACGATATTGGCCGGCAAAAACATACGGCGCTGCCAGCTCCATTCTTTCAAGCGTCTCAATACTATGTTTAGCTGGCCAGAGTGCTGAGCCATCATCCTGGATTGCAGAAAGGCATAAGTGTTCCCATTCTTCACCATTACCGCCGTCAAGCAGCCAGCCTGCCAAATCTTCCTCATGCAAACGCTGCATGATGACAATAATGGGGGTATCTGGTGAGTTGGTACGAGATTCAAGTGTATTTTGGAACCACTCGATTACACCCTTACGGATCGTATCAGAGCGGGCTTCACTGGCTTTATGCGGGTCATCAATAATGATTGCCCCGCCAAATGAATCTCGAAATTTACCAGCACCAAAACCTGTAATAGTACCGCCGGTTCCTTGTGAATAGCAGACACCACCTTCAGCGGTACGCCAATCATCCTTAGCCTTACTATCATCACGCAATTCAAAATCAGGAAAAACACGCTTATAGGCTGCTTCCTGCACCAAGTTACGAGTCTGGAATGCGTTATTTGCTGCGAGTGTTGCTGAGTAGCTGACATGAATAAACTCACTGTCAGGCGCTTTGCCAAAACACCAAGCCATGAAATTAATCACTGCGAGCTCAGTTTTAGAATATCGGGGTGGAATATTGATAATCAGTCTTTTGGTTTCACCCCGATACACCTTCATTAGTGCATCACATACCACACGGTGGTGCCAGTTATGTAGCCATTTGTACTTACGCCGTTCCTTAAACATAAAACGCGAAAAAAAATATAGATCTTCTTGAGCTTCAAGCTGAATCGCTAATTCCCGTGCTGGGTCAGTATTCATTTAGAACTCGCTCCCGTGCTTTCAGGTAGCTATCCGTAGGTACATTCTGATTGATGGTTTCTATTGGCTTACCATCTTTACCGGTAATTTCCTGCTTAGTCACACGGCCATCCGTTTCTTGAAAGGCTTGCTTCAGCAGGTTTTGTTTTGCTCGCTTATTTTTTCCAGAATCTTCATACATCTTCTGGAGTTCACGCAAACGAAAGGCTTTATTAGCAATTGCAATATCTTCAATATTTTCGCGAAAGTCCTTACGTGTCTGGTGAAATAGCTCTATCAATTTTTTACTTAGGTTTCGTCCAGCCACTTTGGTTGGATCATAAAGTGCGACCTGCTGCCTAGTAATCTCAATCTTATATTCTTGCTTTACTGCTTCCACTACTTGTTGAGGTGTTTCAAAGCAAGCAAGAGACTGAACTATAAACATTTTTACAGGCTCTTTAAGTGCTGCCATAAACACCCCTTTTGTATAGCTACGTATAGCAAGATAGGTAAAAAAATTTAACCGATGACACAGTTCCCACAACACGCAGCAATACTTGTTTCAGATACAAACGGCGCATTCCTGGCAATTTCAACGAGACGTTTCACTGAATCATCAGCTCCCCATCGTTTAGTCTCACCAAAGAACACTTCTACATCATGGCCAGCTAAGTAATGCTTAGGCAGACCCGTCATATCGCTATAGATAATTTCACCATCTTCATCACGTTCGACACCGATGTGATAAAGCTCATGTTCAATCAAACGACAGAAGTCACGATCTGTAGCTTGTTCACAATAAGTAGCGTCAACGGTAATCAGATATTGAGGTACGAAGCCAAACCAGTCCCGCATCTGTTGTTCCTGGCGCGCTTTCTTCCAGCCACCCACGTTAAACATGACCTTTTCACACTGGCCTAATACCATACGTTTTTTCGCTAGAGCGGCAGATGAAGCCCAGGCGAATGCAAGGAACTCATCATTGTCGTGAAGTAGTTCAGCAATATGATCATGATCTGGGTTGTGCAATTCACCACCTAAAGTAAGCCAATTCTTTACGACCCATTCTTTAAGCTCTGGTGCCGGTGCCAAACGTATGGCTTCTTCTTCCTCGGCCTGATCAATCAGATCCGTCGGTGGGAATGGTCTGAACTGTTCCATTTTCTAATCTCTCTAACTGGCTTCGAATCCAGTTAATGGCATAACCCGATTCAATCTGATGAGGTTCAAGGCGCACAAATGTATAACCTTGATCTTCAGCAAGATTATATTTATTAAACGAATTCGCTATCTTTTTACCACCACGACCAACAGACCATGGACTACCCGCGATTTCAATAAGAAGCCTCAGCTTTACAATATAAAAATCAAAACGCCAATTTTTGGTTGATTCAAACTGAAACTTGCGCTCATAACCAATGGCATGTTCTTCTAATTCTTGAAATAGGGTTTCTTCTGCTTCTAAGTATTTTTCTTTAGCTTTCGGTAGTGGCTTATTGCGGGGTTTGGTTTTGATTGGACGCTTCTTGGTTTTCCAGAAATAGTCATCTATGTCCATAAACTGTACCCAATAAAAAACCTCCCGGAGGAGGCTTAACATCTACATTTGTTTCTTTATATCTGTAGTTTCATCGATCATATTATTTATCAAACCTTCAACCACACTCACACTTGCAATAAACTTTTCCCTATTTAAATAATAATTATCCTTACATGGTATGGGATAAACTTGTTCATCAACATCTTTAGTTTTATTGAATTCTTCAAATTTTTTTACAATAATCCAATCATCTCTCATAACGATTGAAAGTTTACACAAATAACGCACTTCAACGTAAAAAGAGCTTACTTTTTTTAGATATTCATCGATGTGTCGTTCGTTTCTAATACCTCTAAAAAGCAAACTAAAGCGTATTAAATGGTCAACAATGTTTATTTCCTTTCGGTCAATATCATCTTCATCGATTACTGCATGAGCATACTGTATAATAATTTCTTCAATCTCTATAGCTTTACTATTGATCAAATCCAAGGTTGAAAATAGAGATTTTATTTGATGTTCTTCCCGCCAATCATTAAAAAGTAAAATTGCAACAATAGGAGTAATACATGTAGCAGCAAAGCTCATCCCATCCTTAACAGAATTTTCTAAATTAAACCCTGTCAAATAATTAAAAATTAAACAAACCAATAAATATGCAACAAACATCACAAAAAAAATTATCAGTGTTGTAGCTATTTTCTCCGCATTATTACCTTTTAAATTCATAAGTCCCCCTAATTTATTAAAAGATATTACGCTAAATTTTATGTTCGATTAATGACTGAGTAGAATAGTTCTCAGATTATTAATTCGTTCTTTCAAACGTATCATCACATTATCAATTGCGACCAATTCACTATGTCTTAAACCTACACGACTGAGATTCTGATACTTAGACAGCTCAGCACTGCAAAATTCTAAGTCTTGTTTAGCTTGTACTTTGTCTGTCATGGGTACCCCAAAATAAAAAACCCAGCACTCAGGCTGGGTCTGTCATATTGTTTATTTTACTGATGCAATGCCATTTCCGCGCTTTTGGCTAAAAATGCCGAACGGCTTAAATGTTGTTTTTTAGCCATAGCATCAATACGTTTCACTAAAGCTTCTGGCATGCTGATATTAATACGAACAGACTTGGTATTTACCTTTGCTGTATCAATATCAACTAACAACCAAAAACCACCTTCAAATCTCTCATCACTTAACCATTGTTCCGGGCTTGACGGTGTAGGTAACGGAATATCTTCACCATCAAAGTGAACTTCAACCGCTTCCTGCGCCATGCGCTGGATGTCTTGCATTTCATCAGCAGCACTGAAACACCCTTCAAAGTCAGGGAAAGTTAAACCGTATGCAGTATCTTCATCTTTATGAACATATACTGGATATAACATTTTTACCTCCATTCCCAACCAGCCTGTTTATATATATTGCGTAGAGTTCCTATCGGCATATCTTTACGTGGATGTGGCACCACAACATGCCCGGACTTTTCAGGATGCTTGTACTTTTCATGGTCGCCCTTACCGCCAACCTTATACCAGCCTTCCTGCTCTAGACGCTTAATAATATCTTTGCTGTTCATTGTGTAACTATACACACTTTTGGGTGGTTTCATGATAAAAATTCTCTAAATAACTATTTCGTATTTAGTTCATGATGACTACTAAAGCACTAACTCTCAATAGCAATATTTTACTATGTTATTGTTTTATAATAACATATTAACATTAAAAGAAATAAAATTAATGAATAACAAATACTAAGCTAGGCGTTCATTTAATGTAACAAAATATTTTAATAAAAAGGAAAACCCCTCAACATCTAGAATGCGAGGGGCTTTGTTTGCCGTAATACGTCCGGCGATTTTGAAATAAAAAAGCCCGCTTAACTCTCTCCAATTAAACGGGCTTGACTTGCATCACAACGTCTTTCTTCTTTTGCAGAGCAACTATATTGCTTAAATATTGCAGCTTTATGAAACAGCTCTTTGCTTGAGTGATTGTTATTTAACTTCTTTCAAACAATTCCGACACACCTTGATTTCTTCATCATCAACCGTGTAATCGATTTCAGTCGCACCGTGTAGGCCGAATAAACACATCAGTAATCTAAGCATGATTTTACTCCTGGACAATCAAGCAATCATGTCGCAAGAAATGTCAGTTATTTTCACTTATAGAACATAAATTTATAATATTCATTGCTGAAATAATGTCATTAATTTTGTCGAACTAAGCAAGATTCCTTCCTGGTTAATCAAGCATTTTAATTTGGTATGATTACACTAATATTTCCCGGGGCAATAAAAAAGCCCACCATTTGGCGAGCTTTCCTTGATGCTTAAACCTATTTTTGACATTTCACGTTAAACTGGTATTCGTCTTGAGTGACCTTAATTTTAATATTTTTATATTTTCGTTTGTTTGGATCCATTGCCGAGCCAGCCACTTCCTCAAAAAAGCTACGATCATTCATTAGCTCGCCATACGCTTTATAGCCTAATAAAATCTTTTCAGGCTTTTTTCCTTCAGCCACTAATTTACCGAGAGTATCTTCTAGTTTTTTAACAGTTAAAATCGCCATTTCAATTAGAGCTCAAAAACAAAAAAGACATTATCACTTAATTTTATGAATAAATAATGTCAAAAAAGCCCACCATTTGGCGAGCTTTCTTTAATAACGACAGTGCAATTAACTTACACTTCGTCGACTGTAGCATGAATATCGCATACCCCGTATATACACGTCAAGCACATTTTTCACTCGCTTCTTTTTTGGCAAATTTGTCAAATTTAAAGTGAGGATAACGCGATTTAATAAATGCCAATCCGCACTTGATATCCTGTTGAATCTGCGCAATATGGGTATCATTACTTTCCGCTATATCTCGAATAGAATTACTCATCACATAGTGCGACCAGACAGCACTAATCCATTCCTGAACAATCTCATCATCAATAGATTGCAGATCCAAAAATAGCTTATGAATTGCACGTGCCTCATTATTGTCTAATTGACAGCATGTACCTGTACGGCGTACACGTAGACGATCAATCAGTGATTCATCACGCATATACATCGCAAGCAAATCTTCACGCTGTTTCTGGGTAATGCGCTTGGTTGGCATAGTCTTTACAACCATCACCATTACTTCACTATCACCATTAATCCAAGCCCCAAGCTGACGTGACCAGTCTTCAAAGCTAAACTTGCCCCAATTCGTCGCCTGCATAATCGTTACTGCTGCATTCATCGTATTTCCCCTACCATCATCTCTATCTGCTGGATCGCGTGACCTGACTTCACTTGATCAGTACTAAACCGTATTACCTGAAAACCCATCATTGTCGCTGCGTTATACTTTTCTAAATCCCTTAAGTAACCTTTACCCCTTGTGTGCCTTCCTCCGCTCCAGATTCCGCCTTCAATCTCTACCAAAATCTTTTTATCTATTAAGTGAAAATCTGCTCTCCACTTGCGATCAGGATGAAAATAAAACTCCTGCTCAAACTTAATTTTTAATGTCTTTAATTCTCTAGCCAGCTTCGCTTCAAACTCATTCGGTACTTTTTCGCCTTTGACATTAGGGCGTGTGGAGCGCCCTTTCGGTCTGGTGGCTTTAACCATTTTTTTGTATTCAGCGAGTGAATAAGCTCTCAATGCTCAATTCCCTTGGCCAAATCCAAAAACAGTAATTTGGCTGTTTCCGTTAATGTGAATCCCTGTGGTGTTTCCCCATCTTTGGCAACCAAGCCCCACGTCACCAGCCCATTCAAATAACGTTGCAAACTCCGGATGGAAATTCCCATATTAGGTTCAATCGCCTTATGGATCTGCTTGACCGATACTCGTCCTTTGGTGGATGACATGATTTTAAAGATCATCAAATGCATGTAGGTTCGATCTGCTTCAGTCAAGCTGTGTCTCCTCTTAGCACACCGTTAAATCCAACTTGCTTCAGGTAGCTCTCCCATTTCTTGGCCTGTTCAGGTTTCTCAAGTTTTACTGCAATGCGAGCAGCAAGTTTTTCATAGGATTCTCCTGGCTCAGCATACTTACCTGCAAACTCTGGGTGGTTTGCAAGTTTCTGGGCAAAGGTTTGAATCTGTTTTTCAGTCAGGTGTTTTGGTTCTGCAGGAGCGTTTGATTTCTGATGGCCATTCGAATTTGAGTACTTGGTTCGGTAGGCATTGATCAACCAGTCTGCAAAATGAAAGTTCATAAGCTCATCACAGAGATTCTTTTCAGCGTTGTAGATTTCGAATGCTCGTTTCTCTCGTTCTGCCCAGGTTGAATTCATGAGCATCTCAAAATCCAAATCGGGATCAGCCAGAAAAATCTCTTGACGAAGTTTTTTAAAGCAAAGCCACGTTTTTTTATTTTTAGATTCTAATGGGAGATTCATTGGGAGATTCTGTGTCCCGTTAACGGCACTATTCAAAGTCCCGTTATTGGCACTATTCAAAGTCCCGTTAACGGAATCATTCCGTTTTTGGTACTGTTCCGTTTCCGGTACTATTTCAGATAAATTTTTTTCCTGTAATTGTTCCGTTTTTGGCATTGTTTCCCGGCCATTTACACCATTTAGTCGATAGACTTTTACACGTTTCGTAGAACCTTTGCGCTCACCTGTATCTGCAATCAACTCGTCTTCCAATAGTTCAGCAATAATCTTCAGTACGGTTTTACGCTCAAGACCGGTATCCTTCTCAAGGCGTTGCATACTTGGGTAGCAACAATGGTCTTCACCGGCACGATCGGCCAATGAGAGCAAAATGAGGCGTTTCAGAGGCATACGGCAGCCTCCTTTCTTCTCATTCAATTCCACTCTCCAAGCCCAGTTTGTAGCATCTAAGCTCATATTAATTCCCGTCCCGGTTGGTGTTACTATCCTTTAGTGGTTTTACATATCCACCAAAGTTCTCAATCGAATTTGATTTGATCAGACTTGTAATAATCTGGTTAGCGTAATAGATGGTGATTCGAAAGCGTCTGGCCATAAGCTGTGAAAGTTCTACCTTGGTCACAGCAGCATTGTTTTCGTCATACCCTTTCTTACGCAGGCTGAGTTTCTTTTGTTCATAGAGCTCATGCACAATACGGAGTGCAGGTTCATAAAATGACTGAATGTATTGTTGCTCCCTGTACCCAGCCTGGTTTGAGAAAAGACTATTCATTGTGAGTATCCTCCCCGTATAACTCATCTACGAGCCCATCAACTGCTAGGAAGAAGTCCACTCCTTTCACATATGCATCATCTGGTGCCAAGCCTAGTTCAAACTCACGTTTTTCAATTTCCTGGATTAGTGTGTTTTCAGCATGTTGTTCTGAAAGAACCTTACATTTGTCAATGCATTGATACTGTGCTAAATTTAATTCCATGTTCATTTTTCCTTCATGACTTGTGAACTACCAAAAGCCTGACCTCGCACATCAGGCTTTTTCTGTTTGTAGAGCTGATAAATACTTTGCACACTCGCCTTTCATAGCCTTGCGCAAAGATTGAATTTTCTGTTCGATTTCTTCGAGAATGCGATCTGTCTCATCCATTTCAGCAGGTGTCACTACGCCATCTTCCAGAGCAGATAAAACCTGCTTATTTGCTGCACCATTGCCAACATTCATACCAAGCAGTGATTCAAGAACACCTAGCTGATGATCCTTTCCTTCCGCTTGATCTACTGGAACCAATACAAAACCTAATTTGTGCGCCCATACTTTTAATGGAGCTGGGTTCTGTGTGTAGGTCAGCATCGCTTCAAATGCCTTTAGACTCGGCAAATGGTTTTCCATGTTTGGATTGGCATAGTTCAAAATAGTGTTGTGAGACACACCAACAACATCAGCAATCTCTTTAGGTGTAATCCCGTTTGATTGGTGAATCATCTTGTGTAGTGCGGTTTTGGTCTCTTTCGATATATCCATGTGAACACCTTGTTTACTTTCACGTTTATTAAAAACGCTAAGTTGTTGATAATTGGTTTAAGCGGCGGTTGGGGTCTTCTTTAAGAAAAAATCAAAAAGATTTTTGTGAGACAGTTTGTTGTTGCTAGCCTCGACAATTGCTTGAATTGTCTCCATGCGCGGCTTCTTGCGACCATGGATTAGGTGTGACTCCATATATCCATAGGAAACACCAACGCTAGAGCAAAACTGGTTCCTCTCTTTTTCGTTTAATGATTTCCAGTAGTCGTATAGGTTTGGCATAAATAATACACCTATTAGGTAAATTAATAATAAATATACCTGTTAGGTAAAATTAATTCAACCTATCAGGGTATTTATTTTTTCTACCTAACGGGTAAATTTAGCAGGTGATTTAAATGATGGGGTTCGGTATGGCTGACTTGATGCAAATTCATGAAATACGGTTGAAGAATGCGCGAGACTTGATGAAAGAATCAGGGTTGAGTCGTACTGATTTCTCTGAAAAGGTGGGTCTCTCCTACAATTTAATCAGTCAATACATTGGGAAGAACCCAACGAAAAATATTGGTGATGAAACAGCTAGTAAAATAGAAGAAGCTTTCGGCAAGCCTAAAGGCTTTTTAGATCAGGCAAATGCTATTGCAATGCCTTTAGATGCGACTTTAAGTAAAGGTAGTGTCCAAATAGCACCTATTGAGTTTCGTGGCGCTGAGGGTAGTAAAAAATATAATGTGAGAATACCGGTGTACAGGGATGTAAAGGCTTCTTGTGGAAGTGGGATAGAGAATTTTTTAGAAGATCCAAGTGAATATTTAGATATCGACCCATCACTATTAAGAATTTTAGGTATTCAGGCTAAGCCTGAAAACTTGCGAGTGATTTATTCCGATGAATACAGTATGTGGCCCACTGTGGCACCAGACAGCCCTCTTTTTATAGATGTGGCGGACAAAGATCCGGGCATGCTTAAAAGCGGATCTGTCTATGTGTTTAAGCATAACTATGAATTAAGAATGAAGAGGATTTTCATAAGTTATGCAGGCGGCACAACTGTACGTCTTGCAAGTGATAACCCAGACAAAATTCGCTATCCAGACGAGTTTATTACCAATGAGCAGCTTAATGAAATTGATTTTATTGGCCGCCTGGAATCAGCCCTAGTTAAGCCTTAAGGGGATAATGAAATGGATCATTCACAATTACCTATTAATCAAGTTGTAGATCGGCTTAAAGCAGCTGCGCAAAACAATGAAGGTGTGACCCTCTCCGCCTCCGATGTTCAGGTATTGGTCAAGGGACTTGGGAAAGGTCGTTTTATTCCGGTCTATACCAATGAACAAATTATCCAACTGGTGAAAGAGGGGAAATTAGGCCAAAAGATGATTGATAAGAAAGATTAATAAAAGCCGCTATATGCGGCTTGGGTATTGGAGTGAGGTATGGAGTTTAGTGATTATATTGTTTATGTTGATGAAAGTGGCGACCATACCATAAATGGCTACAACACAAAGTACCCTGTCTTTGTTCTGGCTTTTTGTATTTTTCATAAAAGATATTACACAGAAACTGTAATCAAAAGATTAGAGCAACTTAAATTTAAGCATTTTGGTCACGATATTATCGTGATGCATGAAAGGGATATTCTTAAAGGCACGGGGGAGTTTAAGAATTATTCTTCGAAAGAACAGAAAGAAGCTCTTTTAAGTGACCTTACCGAATTAATGCAAGAAACAAATTTTATTTTAATTTCATGTGTTGTTAGAAAAGATATTTTAATTCAAAGGTATGCTGCTCCCAAAAATCCATATTTTATTGCTTTAGAGTTCGGTTTGGAACGAATCTATAAGTTTTTGGTGGAGAAGAATCAACAAGATAAGAAGACATTTATTGTTTTTGAACAACGCGGATTGCAGGAAGATAGAGATCTAGAGCTTGAATTTAGAAGAGTATGCGATGGAAATAATTATCAAAAAATCTGTCTTCCATTTGAAATTAAAATGGCATCAAAAAAAGTAAATTCATCAGGCTTACAAATTGCTGATTTAGTTGCGCGCCCTATTGGTAACCATGTCTTAAAACCAGACCAGGTTAATAGAGCGTTTGATGTGTTGAAGTATAAATTTTATAGCTCAAACGGACGTAAAGGAGCTGGGGTTGGATATCATGGCTATGGTTTAAAAGTATTTCCCAAATAACAGATAAACAAAAGGCCCTAACATAACGCTAGAGCCTTTCGCCGACTGGGAATCCCCGGTCCATGTGTAACAGTGTAAAACACAAATAAGTAATATGCAATGGTGATTCACTATACCGCGAGCCCGACGCAGTCCTTTAATTGAGAGAATAGCCATGATTTTGGATCGTGAAATACAGTTAATTATGATGCGTAAGATGCAAATAGTTTATCCATCTTATTACGACTTTGATATTGACTATCCTACTGGGCATCAAGATAGAGAGAAAGCTTTAAAAAACTTATATTATTTGCGAGCACATGAATTAGTTGAAGCTAAAAGCTTAATTATCACTGAATACATGGATGGGGATTTGATTTTAGACTTTGGTGCTAGTACGCTTACCCATCATGGCATAGACTTTCTGGCAAATGATGGCGGACTGTCTGCAATCCTAAGTGTTATAACGATTAAGTTTGAAACCCAAACACTTAAAGCAATCCTAGCAACCAAAATTAATCAGTCTGATTTAACCCCTGAGAATAAGAAATCAATGATTGATGCACTCGAAGAGCTTCCTGCCGAGTCCATAAAACACCTGACCACGAAATTACTCGATGAGTGTGTTGATAATCTGCCGGCAGCAATTCTTCTAATTGGAACGTGGTTGGGCTCTTTCTAACAAACTTGAGCAACATATTTCCGCCATCAAGAAGAAATATATCTGTGTCTAGATCCATCTCAGTGTAAATACCAGGATGATTACCAATTAAATGAAAATATAAGTTTTTTATTTTATTCATAAAAAATACCTTAACTGCGAACCCGACGCAAAACTAAGATCGGGTGGAGAATTAGATGAAAGTTGAGTTTCAGTATTTAGCTAAGGGTGCTGATAGGCCTGACAATATAACGTTATCCGATGCTGGATACCTGATAGAGCAAGGCGAACCAATTCCATCTAAAGGCGATTGCATTATGATCGAGATTTGCAGCCCAATAGATAAAAGAGGAAATTTTGGTCATTTCAAGGTTATTGCTCGTCATTTTATGTACTCATCATCAGGTCACCAGCAAAAACATATGATTATTGTGGTCACTGATGCAGATGACACCCCAGAGAATAACTATAGAGAATGATTCATCTCCAAGATTGAGAATAAATCTTCGAATAATGCATTCACTGGATCACGTTTATTATTCTCGGCATAGTTTAGGAGTTGGCTTTTATAAGCACGGAGTTGTTGATGCATTGGATCACTTAGGACGGCTTGGAGTAAGTCTTGCCGCTTTTTGCGCATCTCAATACCGACGAGAGTGTTGTCACAAACCTCTTTTACGGTCTGATCCATAGCATCTAACCGTTCAGTGCTTACTAGCATGCCAGTGAATACAAACTCTTCAGCTATCTTAATTTGCTCTTGCACTACTACAGGATTTTGAGTTGTAGCTATCAAAGCCTTATACAAACTGGCCCGAAACTCTTCTCTAGTCATTATTATAAACTCCAAACAACCCACCCCATCGGTGGGTTTTCTTTTGTCTATTAAAACTTATTTTACCTCAAGAGTAAAAAATAATTTTATAAATTTTACCTAATAGGTATTTACTTTGTTTTACCCCACAGGTATATTTTATCTCACAAACAAAGAAAAGCCCCAGCGTAGCCTACGACAACTACCTGGAGCGTGACCCACTCTCTCTCAGTGAGTAAGTAAATTATGAATGCAAAATTGACTCCACACAATAGCTTCAAGGTAACTCTTGTTGCTACTGCCTTAACTGTAAGCGCATTAGCGTTTAGTTGGCATGCTGACTTTGGCACTAGCCAAGCAGCTCCAGCTCAAAACATTCAGTCTGAATACGGCATCGTATCTTTAAAGATGCTTGATGACGTACGCGGTGAAGCAATCTTGAGTCTTGATGGCTTCCGTTTGGAAATCACTTCGTTTGAAGTTGCAGCACATCCAGATGACTACGGTGTACCAGGTTCCGAGTTCACTAATGTAGAAGTGATAGAACTTGGTGAAATCAAGGTATTTGATGCCAATGGTAATTCTTATAACGACTTCACTGATTATCAGGATCACCGCGAAATCAACGCAATGATCGCTGGCCACATCATGAAGTACCGTCTGGTGGAGGTGCAGTCATGATTCTTAAATCTGCCGATCAAATCTTTGAAGCACTTTTGAATGGCCAGCTGGTTTACTGGTGTGAATATGGCTCTGATGATTGGTCCCCGCTTAATGACCAAGCACAAGTTAATTTTGCTGATCTTTACACTGGTTTCCTGCAATTCAAAGCAGATGAACTACCTGTCATTCCAATGCCAGTAGAGTTTGGCTCAACTCATCGTTACTTCTCTGAATACATCAAGACGTTTGAAGGACTTGAGATTTACAGGGTCGGTAAAAATCGGGTGATCTACTTCGCTTTACGTATCAAAAGCTCAGGAACTATTGCTGACTATTTCTGCAATACGTTGATTTACTCCATCCAACCTGACGGCTCTCTGAAGAAAATGGATAGGTCTACAGCTCCACAGTGGATTCTAGATGCTTTGGAAAATGCGCGAGTCGCCATGCGCAAAAATAAACGACATCAAGTTTTAGAAAGTACCGGCTTCTTTGGGTCTGAGGACTATAAGAACTTTAAACGCAAAAACCGTCATCCAGGAGCTGTGTAATGTCGACTGTATTTTTCAAAAAAGCGGAACGTAAAAACGCGAAATTACGCCTTGCTCTGGCTGGCCCTACTGGCTCAGGTAAAACTTTGGGTGCGCTTCTTTTGGCTAAAGGTATTGGTGGAAAGATTGCTGTCGCTGATACCGAGAACAGTAGTGCTGAGCTATATGAAGATGTTGTTGAGTTTGAACATGCGAATATTCAACCTCCCTACACTCCTGAAAAGTTTATTGACGCTATTCAGGCTGCTGAAAAGGCTGGTTTTGACACCTTAATCCTGGACAGTATTACTCATGAGTGGTCCGGTGTTGGTGGCTGTTTGGAAATTGTCGACAAGCTCGCCAGTACAACTTTCAAGGGTAATAGTTGGGGCGCATGGAGCCAAGTTACCCCAAGGCACCGCAAGTTTATCGATGCAATGCTTCAATCCAGCATCAACATTATTGTGACCATGCGCAGCAAGATGGATACCGTTCAGGTTGATGCAGGTAATGGTAAAAAGAAAGTTGAAAAAGTCGGAATGAAAGCTGAACAGCGTGACGGTATTGAATATGAGTTCACCACTGTTCTGGATCTAACTCACGACAACTATGCAGTTAGAACAAAAGACCGTACCCGAATTTTTAATGAACCCATGCTTCTTTCTGAACAAGCTGGAGTATTGCTTAAACAATGGTTGAACTCTGGATCTGCTAACGCATGCATCAACGGCAATCAGTTCTTAGAACTTGAAGCACTTATGCAACAAGCTGGAATTGATATTGAAAAGTACTGTGCTAAACGAGGATTAAATAGTCTTCATGATGTCCAACAGCAGAAGTTTGACGAAACATGCGCTGGTATTCATTCCATCATTCAGCGCAATCAACAAGCACAACAGGCTAATGAACAGCAACTACATGCTGAAAATGAAGCACGTCTAGAAAATGATTATCAAGCTGCACTGAAGGATATTCAGAATGCTAGTCACGTTAATGATCTAAATCGGCCTGCGGATTACTTCAAAGGCACAAAGTACGAACAACAAATTTTAAATGCCTGTCAGGCGAAATCAGATATGGAAGGATGGTCAGCATGAATATTTTAAATAGCAAAGAAGCTTTTGAAGCAATGATGGCTGGCCGAAATATCATGTGCCGCGCTGTTGGTGAATTAATGGATTTTGATGATCTGTCTCAATTCCCTGCCACTATTTTTGCTATGCCAGGCTATGAGTTCTGTATTAAGGTTGAGACCATGGAGCTGGCTGGTAATACATTTGCCAAGCCTTTAACTCTTGATGATGTAATAGAGGATCAGGACATTTATATTGTCTATCCGGATCATATTTCCCATGTCAAATTCAGTAGACAGTGTAGTGAGCACTTTGCATGTGTGCGTAACGGCTTCGCCCAGGCAGATCAGGAAAATGCGGTATTACAGCTTGAAGTATTAGGTGAGCTTTTTGGCCGGGTTATTTGTTATCCACCAGTGATTGACAATGTACCTAAAACCAAAAAGAAACGTTCAGGCAAAGCAAAGAATGATGCTGATAATTTAAATACTCCGGCTGACTCTAATACCACTGTTGCAAATATAGAAAAACAGCCTGAGCCAGAAGTGGTTCAACCTATTGAAGTTCCAGTGACTCAACCTACTGAACTTGATGAAACAGATCCAGCTATTCTGAAAGTTATCGAAGCTATTGAAAAATGTGGTTCAGATTATGAGTTAAAAGGCGTTGAACGCAATTTGGATAGCAATCAGCACAAGCTAACTGAAACTGAATACAGAGAACTCAAAAATCGTATTGCACAAAAACGTGAACTTCTTTTTGCTTCAAAAAAACCAGTAACAGTAGATTCTCTTAAAAAATTTGCAATACAAAGTGAAGCATGTACTGCCTACATTGATCAAATTAAGGCATGCACCACCACAAATGAACTGGCTGATTTAAGCAGCGCAATCATTGCGGATGACAAGCTAAATATTGATCTGCAAGAACAGTTGTGCAACCAGATCAATGAGGCAGCTAATCAATTAAACCAGCCCAAACCTAATGTAGAGCAGCCATCTGAAAACCTAAGTGTCACTGAGCTGCAAAGATTGCAGCATGAGGCTGAAAAGCTGGTACAGAACAAGGCTCAAGATGAAGAATACCAAAGCCTTCTTACTGATCTATTAGACCGTGCAAGCAAAGCAAATACCCCAGCCGAAGCAAATGCTCTAGTGGGCTATACAAAGGCTTGGTCTGAAGAACAGCGCAAACCATTAATTGATGCAATTCATAAGCGCCTGGTCGAACTGAATAAGGCAGATGCACAGCCTTCATTAGCTGTACGTATTCAAAGAGCTGAAGACCTGACTGAACTGGATGCTTTAGAGATCGATGTATCAGCATGTGATGAAGTTATTCAGCCAAGATTAATGGAACTTATTGAGCAGCGTCGCATCCAGCTGGATCAGATCGTTGCGACTGGTGAAGCCTCATGACTGAACAAGTAGTTAATCCAGTTCCTTTTGATGACGCTCAGTGGTTCTGGTGCACCAAATGGTGTGAAGAAAAAGGTTTAAGCCCATACGATGCTAAAAACTGGGCTGATGCGAAATTTGAATATTTAAAACTGCAGGAGAAAAACAGTGACTGAAATTCAAGAAAACATTGATGTATCCGAAGGTCAAGAAGAAAACGTTATTGATAGCTTTATTGCTGACGGTGGTTTTGATCAGGCTTTTAAGGATGTGTTTGGTTTACCGGAATCAGTACAACAAAGTTTAAAAGAGGTAACTTAATGGCTCGTTACAACATCACTGTAGAAGCTGAAAGACCGCCTCAAATCATGCTAGGCCAGAATATTGGTGGCGCAATAGTGAAGGAGCTTAAAGAGGTTGAAGTCGAACTGGTTTCAGCTTCTTATCTGGCTCAAAAATACAATCTGTCAGTGACCACGATTCGAGAAAAATTAGTTTCGATCAATCAAGGCACACAAGGCAAGGCACTATACAATCCAAAGTTGGCCCATGACCTGCTGACAACCAAAGTTAAAGTAGGCAGACCGAGAGCTAATTAGCTCTCACTGTCGTTAAACATTTCTACCAAATCCTGAGCATCTGGATTGTAATAAGTATTCACCAGCATTGAGATAGTTTTGTGGCCTGTAATTTTGGCTAGCACTTCAACCGGTAATTTTCTCACCTTCACCATTCTAGTGATGGCTTCATGTCGTGAATCATGGAAGTTAATATGTGTAAGCCCTGCTCTTTTCTTTGCTCTCATCCATGTAGCACAACATATCTGTTTATCAATGGGCAGAAGTTTATCTGTTCCTTTAGGTAATAAAGAAAGCAGTCTTTTGGCTTCACCAGATAAAGGCACGTTTCTGGACTCACCATTTTTTGTCATCGGTAAATGCACAAAGCCTTCTTTAATATCCTTCCTACGCATTGCCAGTATTTCACCCTGACGCATAGCAGTTTCCAGAGCAAATCGAAATGCCCATGCTACATAGTGGCGTGACGTTTCTGGTGTTGTAAATCCATCCCAGCTTAACGCCTTTAGCAACAATTCTTGATCTTCTTCTGTAATACGCTGGCTTCTGGATTTTTCCTTGCTCGGCATGGTGACCGCATGCCAGACGTTAGAATCAATCAAAAACAGTTCTTTCATGGCATAGGTAAACACGGCTGAATAAATGGCGTGTTCATTCCTGAGTGTTGCTATCTTCACTTCTTTTTTACGGTTATTTCGCCATTCTGCAATGTCAGCAGGCTTGAAATCATAAATAGACTTGTCAGCTAAATTTGGTGCAATCCGGTCAAGGTTTTTAATTTTAAAATTGATAGTCCGTGCAGATCGCATGTGACGACCATGCTCTTGATAGTATCTAGCACAAAGTTCCCTAAATGGATAATTCGGCTTTTCGCCTTGTTCTATTGCCTTTTTACCAGATCGAAGTTCAAGCAATTTATTATAGGCCCACTGTTCACATTCCTTCGCTGTGTCTCGGGTGGCTGAATATCTTTGCTTGTCGAAAGTGACTATGATGCGCCAGCTGGACCCTCGCTGGATGGGTTTGGGTGTTTTCATTTTATTGGTGCAGATTTGGTGCAGATTACTTTGCAT